CAGCACCAGCTTGTCTGTATGTGACAGACACACTGACCAGACGGCAGACATCAGTTTGATGCTCAAGGTCAGCTTTCGGCCGGGGAAAGCGCCGGCCCGCCAGGGACACTGGACAGGCCGGCCAGAGCACCGCAGCACAGAGAGGTACCGCGTGTGAACGAGGGTCGAAGTCCCGTGCGATAGACTGTGGGGGTCTCACGTCCACAACCACTCGCACAGGACTTCGAAAGGAACCCGCTATGCTCGGACACAGTTTCCTGTTCTGGATTCTCGGCTTCATCGGCTTCGCACTGCTGGTAGCCATCGAAATGGTCTTGCAGCGCATCGCCAATGCCGTAGAACGCTCCAATGAGCTGCTGGAAGTGCTGCTGGTGCGAATGCCGGCGCAACCCGATGGTGTTGTGTTGCTTCGCGCCAAATAGCGGGACGCGGTTCATGCGGCCTTCTCCCGACTGCCCGCATCAGTTGCCGCCCCGCGGATCACATTGCAGCGATGGCAGACGGGTTGAACGTCAAGCGGTTTGCTGTAGTCGCGATGGTCGTAGACCTCGGCAGGATTGCCGCAATCAATGCAGTCGAACTCATACGCAGGTTGCAGATCGCCACGCTTGATTGCGCGTGCAACCTTGCTATGGGCGCTACCGGTCCTCCATCGCAACTCGTCGGTGCGATCAAGGGCGCATTCGTTGCAGCGCAACGAATTAAGCCCCCGCAAGGATTCGCGGCCGCATTCCTCGCATTTCAGGCAGCCATAGCGCCTGTTTTGACGGGACTGCCAGATACCGCGGCAGTAGTTCCATCTGAAGCGCGGTTTCGGGATCACTGAAAGTTGCGCCTTATGTTGGCTCGCGCTTGCGACAAGAGTCTGTTGTGCGACAATAGTCATCAGAACAACAATTAAGCGCTCGCCCGCACAAGCGGCGGTTTGGCTGACCGAGCAATCGTTAGTTCAGCAAGCAACTCAGAGAGTTGTCGCCAGACTCGGTAGCTCGGATTCGGGGTCTCGCCAGTGGCGATTCGATTGACCGTGGACTGGGAAACTGTTCCCAGTCGTTTGGCGATCTTGTATTCGGTGAGCCCCAGCGCCTTGAGTTCGTCGATGATCTGACGTGCATCCATTGTCCGAGTATATGCGTTAGCGGGACGGATGCAACCCGGTCACGCGACGACTTTGACCAGGTCTAGAGCCGTATCGACACTATTCGCATGAAGAAAACGCCCAAAGAGATCCTCGAATGGCTCTGCACGGACCAAACGGAATTCTGGAAGCCCGATAACACAGTCAACATTTATGCACTGCACCAAGCTCTAGAACGCTGGGGCAAGGGAAAAGGAAAGACAAAAGTCCCTTCGCAGTCCACACTAGCGCGGCTGTATGGCGGGGAATCAACCGAATTTAAAACCAAGACAGCAGAAGCACTGTCAGAGTTTTTCGGTGTCCCTGTCTCAATTATTCGCGGAGAATTACTGTGGAATCCAGAAGAGGTCTGGGGCATGGATATCACCCTTCCCGAAGTGAGACTGTTGTACCAATTGCGACAGCTCACTCCGGATCAGCGCAAAGTTGTTCTGAAGTTGGTCGAAGAAATGTTGCCGGAAGGAGCAGAAAAAGTACCTGTACTCCTCTCCCCCCGTCGCACGCCTCTCCTGCCGCCCCCCAAGTTCCCCGATAAGCACTGATCAATCTGTGTGTGCGCCGCACACACAATGCCCACAAAATATATGCATTGACGGGTTGACTTCATCCCGCTTCTGCATATACTGTCTCTCCATCGAATCTGGATGGAGAGCCGCAAAGTGAAGACCGTGACCTACCTGGACAAGCTGTTCCAGGCGATGGAATCCCCGGCCTACCAGGAGTACTCCAACCTCATCGGAGCGGCGATTGCCCGCGCTGCGATGGGCGATCCCAAGGCGCGCACCGAGCTCAGCGACCTGATGAAAGAGCAGGCGCAGGTTGTCCGCGCGGCAGTGGATCAGCCGTCGTGAGCAACCACACTAACAGCGTTTCGATTGACGAAGACCGCCCTCTTCCATGGGCTGTATTCCGGGACCATCCGCAGTGCAAGGATATTGCGTACATTCGCAGCGCTGGGTCCTCCAGACTCTTCAGCCAAGAGGTCTGCACGCTATACAACGATGCATGCCGACACGCCCAGCTACTCGCAGCGGCCCCGGATCTGTTGGCAGCATTACGCCGAGTGATCGAGGGTACAGAGGATACGCCTGCGGCTGCGGATTCAGCACTCGCGCAAGCGCGCGCTGCTATCGCCAAAGCGGAGGGAAACTCATGAGCCCTCACACCCTGTTGGATGCGTGCTTGTGGTTCATCTCAGGTCTTTGGGCAGTAGAGCAGATCGTCCGCGCTACCCGCGTGAAGGCACCGAAACACAACCGCGTGCTACCGGCGCCCTCGCCTCTGTGTGAACGCACACCGAAGTATGAAGAGCGCTTGGCCGGTACCGTCTTTGCGGCTCGGCAGAGCAACTGATATGCGCGACACCGTCAAAACCATGGCGATCTGCGTACTGTGCAAATGCGGACTGGATCTGACGCAGCCTCACGCCATCGTCAAATCAGATTACGCCCACCTGAAATGCGCTGACGAATATGACTCGCGCGAGTGGGGACGAGAATTCAAAAATGAGGTTCAAGCATGAACGCTGTAGTGAAAGCCGCACCGCAAGCCAGCACCTCAGTGCTGGTGCGGATGGCTCAGAAGTTTGGAGTGGATGCCGACAAGATGCTCAGCACCCTGAAGGCAACGGCCTTCCGCGGTGAAGTTTCCAACGAGCAGATGATGGCGCTGTTGGTTGTGGCGGATCAGTATGAACTGAATCCGTGGACCAAAGAGATTTACGCCTTTCCCGATCGCAACAACGGAATCGTTCCTGTCGTAGGCGTGGACGGCTGGGCACGCATCATCAACTCTCATCCGCAGTTCGATGGTATGGACTTTGTTGACGGCCCGCTGAATCCGCGAAGCATTCCAGAGTGGATTGAATGCCACATGCATCGCAAGGATCGCAGCCATCCTATTGTGGTTCGCGAGTACTTCGATGAGTGTTACCGGGATGTGGGGCCCTGGAAATCACACCCGCGTCGGATGCTGCGACACAAGGCCACTATCCAGGCAGCGCGGTTGGCGTTTGGCTTCGTCGGCATCTACGAGCCGGATGAGGCTCAGCACATCATCGATGTGACACCGGAGGTGCTGCCAAAGATTGATCCGCGTGGCGACCTGTCAAGTGTCGATACCACGTTGCGTGACCAGCGCGTTCAGGAGATCACGGACATCCTGAACGAGTACGGCAGCGATGAGAAGGTCGTGGCCCAGAAGCTTCAGGAATACGCCGCAGAAGCGCTGCAGCCGTTCCCGGAGTTGTGGATCGCGGTCAACGACAAGCTCGCCGCCGACAAGATCATCAGCAAAGCCAACATGCGCAAGATCCTGTCCCTGAACCTGCAGGGCACTCGCGAGCATGACGTGGGCTGATGCCATGATCACCGACCAGAGAGCCGAACAAGCCTTCGAATTCTTACGGGATTCAACAGAGCGGATTGGAGCCGCTCGAGGTGCCTACGAACGCGCGGAGATCATGCGCAAGCGAGTACGCAAACGCGCGTTCGTAGGTGCCGAAGGAAGTGTAGCTCAGCGGGAGGCTCTGGCGGAGATCAACGAAGAAGTGGCGGCGGCTGACGATCAGTACATAAACGCCGTCGTCGCCTTCGAGACTCTGCGGGCGAAGCGGGACATCGAAACTATCGCGTTGGACGTGTGGCGCACTGAGTCAGCGAATCGGAGGCGCTCGTGAACTGTCAAATTGCTGGTTGCTTCGATAAGTACTACGGACGCGGCTACTGCAAGAAGCATCATCAGTGGCACTGGAAGCGCGGGTTGATTCCGCCTCTTCCCACATTGGCCGAACGGCTACAGGCCAAGATTCTGAAAGACGAGAATACTGGATGTTGGCTTTGGCAAGGCGTGCGAAACAACAAAGGATACGGCAAGCTGCAGCACAACGGCGAGTCATACGCGCACCGCCAGTCTTATATGCTGTCAAAAGGGGAAATCCCTGCCGGGTTCGAGGTCTGTCATCGATGTGACACGCCCGCATGCGTGAATCCCGAGCACCTTTTCCTTGGTACGCATTTGGAGAATATGCGTGATTCTGCGGCCAAAGGTCGCGCAAAAGGTGGGAATACCGCAAGTGGTCTCGCACATCCACGCGCCGCACTGACAGCAGAACAGGTTCAATTCATTCGCCGCTCTGATTTGTCTCCCGAGAAATTAGCTCCTGTAATTGGATGCTGTTGGTTGACTATCCATCGCTGTAAGCGCGGGGAGACATACAGAGATGTCAAATAATGTCCGTCAATCTACGCAGGCTCGCCCGCAACCAACCCTGTCTGATTCGCGTGCCCATCGTATGCAATGGCAACCCCGACACCGTTGTCCTATGTCATATACGCATGATCGAGCTTTCTGGTACTGGGATCAAAGCACCGGACGTGTTTGCCACCTTCGGGTGTTCCGCCTGCCATGCCGTATGCGATGGGCAGCAGAAAAGCGAGTACAGCTATTCCGAGCGGCGGTTGATGCTGCTCGAAGGCATGGTACGTACGCAATTGTGGTTGCTGGACCAAGGAATTCTGAGCTTCGAACCGGAGAAGCCGTGCCGTCCCAAAAAGCTTTCAAAACTCGTTGCAAGACGGTTGCCTGGCTCAAAGTCTTTTGGCTGATCCTCACCGGGCAATGGAGGTTTCCAGAGTGAGCACGGTCGATTTCGACACCTTGGCAGCTTACGTGAAGACGCGCAAAGTGGGCGCCGTGGCGGCCTGGTGTGCTCGCAATCGAGTGCTGACCTTCAGGGATACCAAAGGACGGCCGTGCACGACGCTCGAAGCTCTGAATCGAGCGCTCTACCGCGGCAAAGATAACAACGAACCCAACTACGAACCGCCCCCATGGGAAAACTCACCTGCGGACTCAGCATTCCGGGCGTCTTCGAGAAAGACGGCCGATATTACAAGGTTGTCCGAAACGAATGGATCGGGCTCTCACGGATCGATGAGGGGATCCCGGCACTCCACCGGACGCTATTCGAGCTCGACCCAGCACGGCCAGGGACGATCGGACAAATGATCGACTTCTATCGCGCATCGGGTATGGATGGGCTATCGACGGCCACCCAGCATCGTTACGGGAACATCCTGAAGCGACTAAGTCACCACTTTGGCTCCATGAGGGTCGGTACGCTCAAGCGATCGCACGTAGCGGTATTCCTCGAGAAGCGCCGCAAGAAGGGTCGCGGAGCGGTAGCAGCAAACCGGGAAAGGGCCGTTCTGTCCTCCGTCCATGAGTTCGCGCTTCGCCAAGGATGGATCGAGGAAAACCCGTGTCGCGATGTGCGGCGAAACCCTGAGACGCCCCGCAAACGATATGTGACGGATGCGGAGTTCTCTGCGGCCTTCGAGCGCTCACCTGAACCATTCCAGGACCTATTGGCAGTGGCCTTTCTGACGGGCATTCGAGAGACGGATTTGATCAACCTCAAGCGCCAAGAGCATTTGAAGCCTGAAGGGATTGTGTTCGTGGAGAGCAAGACCGGCAAGGCTCATACGAAGCAATGGTCGGATGCATTGCGGTTCTTCATCCGCCGCGCTATGGAGCGCTTCCCCGAATCGGAGTACGTGCTCACGAACAAGTTTGGCCAGCAATGGAGCGTATGGGCCATCAATAGCCAGAAACGCAGACTCAAGCTCACATGGGCGTTTAGGGATCTACGGTCCAAGGCGCAGAGCGATTCAGAGCACTCTGTGCTGGGTCATGGACGGGTGATGGAAGGGGTCTACCGAAAGATGCTGATCACGAGGCCAGTACGATGAAACTTAGAGAATGGGCACTCAGACTTGGAGGGAAATTGGTGGGCCGTGTAGGAGTCGAACCTACGACCAAGAGATTAAGAGCCTATCTTCCCAACGCTGAAAACATCGAGAAAACCCGCAATTCGTCTCTAATCGACGAGTTGAATTGTACCTCAAAAGCACCGTCATTCAGCCGGGCTCTTAGAGGGTCAGCCATGAGCCGCGGCGCCCGCCTGCTGATTGGGCTCGGATTGCTCGCCGCCCTGCTCGCTCTGAGCGCGTGGACTGCTAGCAACGAACCCTTACCTCCACCGATCGATTACTGCCCGCCGCACGACAGCGGAAACCCGTGGTGCATCCGATGAACTTGCCCAACATTGAATACGCCCTCGACCAAGGCATGGAGCTCCAGGTCACCAAATCGGTGAAGGGTGAATTCCTGGCCCAGGTCTGGCTGGGCACCACCCAGAGCAGCCACAACGCCGTGGGCAAGTCCCTGCCCGCTGCTCTTGAGGCACTCGAAGCCTACCTACCGAAGGTGGGGCTGACGCCGTGAAGCTCCAATGCACTCACCGCTCTCGGGCCATTGGCGAAACCTTTTCCCGCTGCCTCGTGTGTCGATGTTGGAAGTTCACGGTTGGCACACGTTGGTTTGCGGCAGATGTAGCCATGCCGTGGGAAGCGGACTGAATACTCATGGCCGATGTTGAAGTCAATCAGTAACTTACACAACTAGAAGGGTAAAACACATGGCCGAAAAGTTCGAAGCATGGGGATTGGTGGAGCTGATGGGACACCAGCGAGTGGCGGGCAGGCTCAGTGAGCAGCCCGTGGGCGGCGGCAACATGCTGCGGGTGGACATCCCCAATGGGGAGACCTTCAGGACGGCCTATTACGGCGCCAGCGCCATTTACGCGGTGCACATCACCGATGAGGCAGCCGCACGGAAGTTAGCCGGCGATACAGGCTCACGGCCGCCCTACGCCTACGAATTGCAGCACGCCGTGGCTCGCATCGCTCCAACAGCCGCAGTGACGGTGGATACGTGGGAGTCGCATGACGAAGAAGATGACTGCCCGATCTAACGGCCCTAGAGATCAACACGCTGAGAGAGCATCTCTAATGAAGCTGAAAATTATGGAAGATCCGAACCAACTCGGGACTTGGGATATCTGGGTACGACGCTGGAAATGGAGCGGGCCCGCTTGGTATCACCATAGCAGTCACCAAAGCTTCGAAAAGGCAGAAGGATTCGTAGCGCGGTGGCGACTGTTCCGCGATCAAGCGAGGTATTACCGTGTCTGATCAATGCAAGGTCTCTACTGAGAATTATCCGCTCGCGAAGGGGCGTTGGGTTGGTGAAACCCTAATTGGGACATCAATGGCGAGACGATCACGGAGGAGGCTCTGCGGCAATGGTGCTGGGACAACCTTCCTGAGGACTCGCTGTTTCGTTCCAAGGCGGGGATCACCGTGGCCTATCACACGCGGGCCTGGGCAAACCGTCGGTGCGCTATCGACGCCATGATGAGATCACTGGAGTGGAAGGCATGAACGACCACATCACTTCCACAGTTCAGGTAGAGCGCCTCTCTGACCAGGAGTTGATCTATCAACTCATCCGTTTGGAGACGCGCGCTGATCTGAATCTGGGTGACTTGCCGGCTGCTCAAGTACTCCGCGCCGCCGCTCGGCGTATCGAGTTGAAGAACCGTGCGATAGCGGATCTGCGTGAAGGTCTGAATATTGCCGCGAGCGAGTTGGAGCGATATGTGGATCTGCAGCAGAAGCTCGATTACATCGAGTATGCGGCTGATACACAGAAAAAACTCGATGTGGTCAACGCTGCCATCGCTAAGGCGGAGGGCTAGAGATGGTCACGAAGCGGCTAAAGAAGCTGAATAGCCTATCAGCGGGGCGGGATTGGCGAAACAAGGCACGCAACAGCGAGCCCAATGCTTGGGCAGCCTTCCTGCGCGCCACCAAAGGCCATCGTATGGCCGATCGCGCGGAGCTGTACTGGAACTTCTTCCTGGAAGGCTGGAAGCGCAGAGCCCGCGCGTGGCCATTCAATACACTGAACGGTTGGTACCGAAAGGCGGTGCACGGTGGCTAATATCAACACTGCAGATGAGAAAGTCAGGCACGCGGGCCGGATGGATGATGACCGTGGGGCGCTATGCGGCTCACAGATAGGGCGCGCAACGCGACCGAAAGAGTCTGTGAACTGCCCAACCTGCCGCACGATTCTCAACCATGTGAGACAGACCTATCCGCAGCACGCCGGCTATACCGATTGGCGGCTCAGCGAGCGCGAGCGTCACGAAGCCGCGATGCGGTTTGTGGCCGACATGCACGGGGGTACCGATGACTGAGGTCAACACATCGGATGAGTATTACGGGGCAGAGTTAGCCCCTGGTAAAACCCGATATTACGTTCAGCGTCGCGGTTTGCGATGGCATGTGCACTGCGGGACGGGAACGCGCAGCCTCGGCAAATTCTGGCGCTGGATATCTGCTCACCGGTTCGCTGGCGAGCTGTTCACAGCGTACATGGATGGAATGTTCGTTGGATCGAAGGGACGGAAGACACATGACTGACCGGATACTCTCCTCAAATGATGAAGTCGAACGTCTGAAACGCGAGATTGCCGCAGAACGCATCGCACGTGCTGATGTTGCCGCAGAACTGGCGCGCGTAACTGACAGTTATTTTAGCGTGCTCAACGAACTGAATCAGCTTCGAGCTGGTAACGAGACGGAACAAGCTCCAGACTACGTGCAGTTTGGATGGGTGCCCTATCACGATGAGCGCGGCGCCGACCCTGACAGCTTTATAGAGCGCGAGGAGAGTCAAGGCGAGCTGATCGAAGGCTGGCGGTATGTGCCAGCTTTCGCTGCCATCAAAGCGCGCCCGAACCTTCTCCAGCACACAGATGCCTGTGCATGCATGACGCGCGGGTTCGCCTGTGACTGCGGAGCGGCGGTGCGTCAACAAAGGGCTCGACTACAACAGGAAACACTTGCGCCTCCAGCCGGTGATTACGTGCTCGTGTCCGACATGGTTCCGGGGCACCACTGGGAATATGGGGAAGGCTTATTCGCCACTCAAGACTCCGTGCGACCTGCACAGAAAGCCGGAGAAAGTCAAAAGTGACAACTCAAGAAGCATCAGTGGCAATCGCGGGAATGGCACTCATCGGCGGAATCTGTTGGGCGACTCACAGTGCCGAGCCGCTGTGGGCACTCCTGCTGATCATCTGGATGCTCTGAACGGGGGATGTAGTCCGTGAAAGTATTGGTAGCCTGTGAATTCTCCGGAACGGTGCGCGATGCGTTCGCGGCTCGCGGCCACGACGCCTGGTCGTGCGATGTGCTGCCGTCCGAGACTCCAGGCCAGCACTACCAAGGGGACGTCAGGGAGTTTCTCGAGGCCGGCTGGGACCTGCTGATAGCTCACCCGCCCTGCACTCACCTGGCAGTCTCTGGCGCCCGCTGGTTCAAGGACAAGAAAGACGAACAGGCCCACGGTTTGGGCTTTGTGATGCAGCTCTGGAGCGCTCCGGTGGACCGGATAGCGATTGAGAACCCAATCAGCATCCTGAGCTCACGTTGGCGCAAGCCGGATCAGATCCTTCAGCCGTGGCAGTTCGGGCACGGCGAGGTCAAAGCCACGTGCCTGTGGCTGCGCGGTCTGCCGAAGTTGAAGCCGACCGAGATTGTCGAGGGCCGTGATCCGCGCGTGCACTTCATGCCACCGAGCGAGGACCGCTGGAAAGAGCGCTCGCGTACCTACGCCGGCATAGCCAACGCGATGGCGGACCAATGGGGCCAATCAGCCCAGGCGGTCGCGTGAATCAACATACATCCAGAGGACAGCATGGCTGACGAGCGTTTCAACGAGAGCATCATGACCCACGGCTGGCCGGAGTGCGGCGCTGGGCGTATCGATGTCGAGGAACTCTACCAGATGTTCAAGGAGCGCCTGTTGAAAGAGGTGTACGCGGGCAGACCTCGCGCCGATCTGGGACGTAATGTGCTCGAGACGATGAAACTATATGGAGACGGTGCCAATGGATGAGCGCTTCAATAGCGTCGAGCCACTTTGGCTGTTCGGTAAACCCGACGATTATGGCGAGGCCGATGCGTCCAACATGGAGTACTGCGCGGAGTACATTCAAATGCGGTGCGACGGGGATCTTACTGTAGCTCAAGCGCGCTTGCTCCGCGATTGGCTGAACAGAGCAATACCTGCTCTCAGCGCAGGAGGTAGTCATGAAGGTTGATTGGAACCTGAGCGGCGCAAAGATCAATGATCTGCAACAGTCCAGCATTGAACGACTGGTGCGGATATCCAAACAAGCCCACTTCGTGAACGTCCGGGTGCGGATCAATGGCGAGTGGCGAGAGTTCGAAGCAGATTGGATCAAACACTTGGAGCCAACGAATGTCCAACCATAGCGACTACCCGTTCGACAGCCCTATTCCTGAAGCCATCGCCAAAGCGATCCGAGAGCCGCTGATCGGCGCCACGGGCACACACCCGCAGGGAAAGCTCACTCCGCACGACGAGGGAGCCATCCAATTCGCGATTGGTGTAAAGGACGGAAAGGTCTGCATCGACTTCGGAACACCCGTCAAATGGCTTGGATTGGAGCCAGGACAGGCGCTTGAGTTAGCGTCGAGCCTGATTCAGCACGCGAAGAATGCGGCCAAGGGAACTGGCTCCATTCTCACGCTGAACATATAGAGCACATCCAACCGTGGAACCATCTCTGTGAAGAAAGTGATCGACACGACGAAGCTATCGAACCTCGCGGAAGAGGCTTCACTGCGAATCGACATCGAGAGACAGTTCAGTCTGCCGGATCTGCCGCGGTTGTTGCGCAGCGCCTACTACCATGGGTACCGAGACGCGCTGCTGGAACACGGTGTGGGTGCTAAAGGTCAACTACCACAGGAAGGAAGTCAGAAATGAGAAGTGCCGTAGGTCCGGACCATCGGAGCGCCTGCGGGAACCGCCTGGCACGCCCAGGTGAAGCGCGCTGGCAGACCGCGAGGTTGTCTGCCGCTATTGACTGCGCATTTAATGCGTGTACAATACCCGCCCATGGTCAAAAGCAAAACACCTGGGCGCCCAAGGTCAATCGAGGGCCGCGTGACACTGAATCTCACACTACCGCCGTATGTGGCGGAATGGCTGAAAGCGACTGGCAACGCCTCTGCTGCGGTCACAGCACTCGTTAACAGCACGATCTCGACCCGCGAGGGTCAGAATATGAGCAAGCGCGAGATATGGAACGGCATCAAGCCAGTGAAACGGTGACAACCAATGAGCAAGTCGCACAAAGTCGGTGGATACCATCGCAGCCGTAACGTCCAGATGCGCAACGCTCGGGAATGTCTGGCAGCGATTGGAACAATCAACGCCGCGCATGACGAAGCAATGCGGCGCCAAGCATCAATGTATGTAGGTCTCGCAAGGACATTCAATCGGCTGGCGCTCATTGTAGCAACGAGACGGTAACCAACTAGGAGGCAGTCGTGGCGACTCATCCATGTAGAGACAACACGTTCAACCATTGCTGGGCATCCAGAGCCCGTGCATTCGTCAGCGGCTAATCCGCACTCAGTGCACGTCTGTTGCCATTGCGGCCAGCGATCGAGTTACGTGATGTTCCCGGTGACAAGCGGTCATGGCCCGTATATGCCGAAGAGCCTCTAATAACTCAAGAGAACAACCATGAGAATCCCTGATCCAATCGAGCAAGGTGAGGCGCGGGTAGAGCGCTGGGCAGACGTGAGTCTCGTTGGAGACAAGTTCACCTGCGGCTGTGGGAAACAGTGCGCGCTGCACAATGGCGTGATCCTGACGCCAGATCCCTACGGCATCCCTGTCTGTCCGGACTGCGCGATGGCTGACCCGGCCTACGCCGCATGGGTGCGCTCATGACAAACGAGGATCTCTGCCCCCACTGCCATCTACCTCGCCAGGGCGCGCATAGCTGCATGCACTCGATGCAGGCGGAGATCAAGCGGCTGCACGCTGAGTTAGCCGCCTACGTGCATGAGACGCGCAATATGATTGGCGGCGGTGAGGCAATGGAACGGCTGAGACGCTGGCGCGAAGAATTCACCCCCGATCGACTACGAGGCGAACCGGGAGGTAGTCCAGAGCGCCCATTCGCTTGGTGTCGTGAGAGGGTGCCAGTGGGGTACCACATCCACGTGGGTGCTTGGCCGCCGCCAGAGCCAGATGATACGGCATGGCAACCATTGTACCTCACACCAGGTGGACGCCCTACTTCTGCGGAACCAGAAGGTCGTCCAGTGCGCCCGCACAGATCAGGCGGTCAGCCTGTTGCGCCCGCCTTCAGTGATGAGCGCCTACATCGAATTGACAAGCTGATGGACGCTCAGCCGGGTACGCCTGAGGGAACTGAACTCGACAAGCTCGTTGACGAGCAAGTGAACGCTGAGAAATCGGGGAGGTAGTCAGTGAAGGCCAAGCAACTGCTGGAGAATGGAGCAGTTCGAGCATGGGGCTACATGATGGATGGCGAACTGGCCGATTGCGCACGCCAAGAGAGGGACAAGCCCCGGCGTACCGGGAAGAATCGCTACAACGATGCGCTCATTGCGGTCGGATACCGCGCAGTGAAGGTCATCATCCTTACCGAGAAAGACTATCAGCGGCTCGTTAGAGCTTCACAGAGAACCGGAGTTGCTCATGAGTGAAATGGGACAGGTCTCAGACGGCTATCACACGTTCGATGAACTCTACGACCATCGATGCCACCTGTTCATAGCCCTCATGCGGAGCAATCCGGGGCTCTCCTGGCGGTCCAAGCTTCACTCGGACGGCACTGGTTATCCCAGTTGGTTCATCGCCGGCATGAAGCTCGTAAGCGGCGACATCACCTATCATCTGCCACTGTGGATGTGGAGCATGCTGGATGGGATCACCACTCACGATCGAGCGCCTGAGTGGGACGGACATACTGCTGCAGACGTAGTGAAGCGCCTACGTGAATGGAACGAGCGAGCCGCTCAGCGTCGATGAGCACCTACTTCTATTTCGTTGTATCAACTGTCTCCGGCATGAAGCCGGGGGAGAAGTTCGTTGCGGACGCCATGCGGCTTTCGGAAGGCTGGGGCGGCGCTTTTGGAACATTCATCAGCGGTGGTTGGACTCCGCCAGATCGCGTCCTGGAGAGGGTCATAGGCAGTTCAGTGACCTACAGGTATCGGAGGTATCAAACCAGCGATTGGCTCTACGAAAGGCTGCACTCTGCCCTTCCGGCAGGTGTGCGCAGCTATGTATCCCCGGATCGGCGCGACTGGTTCATGCAGCGAGCTGATGGACTCTATCAGCATCACGAGACGAAGCTGACAGCCGAGGACGAGCGGCACATTCTATGTGCGTTACGAGGGCATGATTTGCAGCGCGCGATGCTAATGCCACCGCCCGGGCCAACGCCGTTGGTCTTGGACCTGAGCGCAATGAATGAAACCGTGCAGTTGATCGAAGGCAAGCGTTGCGTCAATTGCGGCTTAACTACGTCCTAGCGGACGATGACCTCATGAACGAGATCGACGAAAAGCGCCGGAAACAGCTTCAGGACACCATCCGCAAAGCAGCCAAGGAGCTGCTCGGCTTCGGTGGCCTACCCTTGGCGGGATTCAGCTTTCCGCTGGATGACTCCAAAACGACGTGGATTATCGTGAGGCCGGCGACGGAGGAAGAATCCGATGCGGAGTTGACGAAGAAATGATGTGCCTAGACTTCCATGAGCTCCAGATCTGGGCCGGTGTCCTCATCGGCGTCTCGCTGACGGTACTCGGCTTTTTTGTGTACGATCTCGTTTGCCATCTCCGCCCTCCACGGTAGCGGAGGAAACTGACATATGAATGCGCGCGTCGTATAACGAGTACGCGGGAGCAGCCCCGAAATGCCAGTTCGACCTGGCCGCGCTCATTGGACGGAGAGCGATGGGTTTACTGGGTGTGGTCCCGAGCCGCCCGAGTGCCTTCGACGGTCAACGCGAGTCCAAAGGGCTGTGACACGGCCAGCCACGCGCCCGCCAAACCAAAACTATCGGGGCGCCTTCTCATTCGTCCCGTTTCTTTTTCGGCTTCTTCCAGAGTTTGTTGTCGCCTGCCCTACCATTCCTCATGAGCTGGACGGGCTGAGTGGAGAGGCCGAAACAGGATAGGTATTCCTCAGCGGTGATCATTGCGTTCACCGCACGCCACTCTGGAATGGCTGCCAATTCCTCGTCCGATGGCACCTCGGTAACGACCTCAGACTCACCATCGCCGTAGTTGAGCCCCACGGCATCGCGGAATTCCTCGGTGAACTCGATGGCTCCTGCCAGTTCAGGCGGCACTTCTGGTCGTTTTCGCATCAGGCGTCCCTCCCGACCTGCGGAGACTCTATGCCCGACGCGATGCGTCAAACAAGCCCTAGGAATCGAAAATTTCAGGGAAAGCCCGATAATTAGGTTTGCATACAATGTCCATAAACTGGACATTTGGTGCCGTGGTCTATCAACCGCGCTCCTGAGAGGGTCCTGGAGCCGGTTCGTTGAAGAGTATTCGAAGCCCCGACGAACGGGTGCTAGGTGAGCTATTGAAGGAGTTTCGCGGAGCGCGTACTCAGCAGGAGTTGGCCGATTTGCTCGGCGTGGATCGCCGCGTGGTGCTTCGTATCGAATCGGGAGACCAGATCCCAGACGCGCTATTCATGCGGCGATGGGCGAAAGCCTGCAAGAGGAGCCCCCGGCAACTGTGGTGGCATCTCGAATATCGCATGGACCGGCTAACGAAATAACTACGTGCAACTCTCGATAACTTCCGACGTAACCACATCCCACATAGCCTCTCCGTTCCGCGCCGGGGGTCCATCAAGCTTGAATGACTTGTCGCCACTGAGCACCTGAACGATTCCAACCGCAACTGATGCACTGGTGAATGTGCCTGTCACTTGAGCGCCGGGTACTCCATCGACGGTGTTGAGGATGATGTAGACTTTCCCCTTCACCGGTTTCCGTGGAGCAAGGGTCTCAAGGACTTCCGGCTTCTTCTGCGTCAGCGGATCGTGGATAACGACGGTACGCGGCATCAGTGCACCGTGATCGAATGATGACCCCAGTAGCCGTCGGCGAGCCGTTTCATCCGTGCACCGGATGCAGGCTGATATACCCACCAATCATCAATGACAAAAGCCAGAGGAAAAGCCCGCATGCAATTAAGTTCCAAGGCCGGTCTTTCGGAAACGGTCTGTTGAACCACGCCATCAAAAAAGCGATCAGGGCAATGATCTGCAGAACGATGGGGACATGTTCATGGCTATCTCCCCTGTGCTTTGGCAGCGGCAATGGCGGCGGTGAGCGCAGCAGACGCGGAGTCATCCGCCCCCACGATCGTGGCCCATTGCTCAGGCGTGAGATTGGTTTGCCCGTTCGTTTGGGCAGTCTGGATCAACTGACTGATCTGCCCAGCATTCTTCAGGAGCTCAACCAGCAAATCGACGGCAACAGCAACAGCAGGTCCCATATCACTTACTCCCGTGGGTATTCAGATACGTCTGCAGGGCTTGCAGAGCGCTCAAAGCGAGAACCAGGTTCTTTTGGGCGCCTGCGGTATCTCCAGCCGCTTCTGAGGCTCTAGCGGTGTCTAGAAGCGTTCTGGAGGTCCCCGCGATGGTCTGTACGTGCTCGGCATCGGCACTCGAGATGGATCCGGCCGTCAGCGCGGTAGTCGTGGCAGAGACGACAGCGGTATGGACGCCATAGGCGTTAGCCAGTTGCTGATCGAAGCCTTTCGGAGCCGTGAGTCCGAGCTGAGCGCAGCTACACAGCAGGAGAACGAGGGTCAGGGGCAGCGGTATTTTCAGGTGATGCATGGAGGACTCCGGTAGGGTTATCGGTATTCATCTGATCGGCGGCAGATTTAGTGAAGGTGACGACAGGGGGAATGGGAACCGTAGGTGCAACACGTGCATGGGTGGCCCAATAGACAGCACCCGCCGTAATGGCATCCATGAGCCAGTTGACGATATCCGTCACGCTCATCCCCATGAAGTCGATATGAAACTGCGCCTGCACGCGCGCTACTACCTGGCTGACCACGATTGTCAGCAGTCCCTGCAGAATGCGGGAGCGGTACCATGGAAGTGCGACATCAGTCATGTTTCACCTGAGTGGATTTGTTGGTAGTGCCAGTTACCCGGCCTGCCGGTTGCAATCAATGCCTGCCGACGCGGTGTTGCGCCCGGCACTGCAATGGAAATATGGATCCATCCGCTGGGTCCGCATTCCTGGATGATTTGATCGAAAGGCAGCGGGGATGTCCGCAAAGCGTGAAAGGCGTTCAATAGCGGCAAATCAACAGGCACGAAATCTGCGGCCCGACCGTCCATGTGAGCGCTCGTCACCGCTCCTCCGACCGCTTCATTGACCGCAGGGGCCCGGTACCCACTGTGTATCCGCAGCGGCGCTCCCAGAAGCTCACGTGCGGGCTCGAGCAAGGTATGACAGAGAGTGGCCAGGCAGGCTGCCTGCGTCATCGACGGTACGTTGTCGAGCCCTTTGCGTAATGCGACTTCGGAGAAAACAAGTTCCTCGAGTGTGAAATGCTCGCTGAGATTCATCTACACTCCACTTGCGCCCACAATCATTTATGCAACACCGTATAAATCATGGCGGCTATGCCCGGAATGGCACCCGCAGCCAGTCCCCAAACCCCTGATTTGAACTGCAGAACTGCCATTTGCTCTTTTAACTTGCCGATCTCCAGCGTGTTCATCTGGTCGATGCGCGCCCGCAATGCCTCGAGCAACGTGTTCAAGCGCTGGAGCTCGGCGAGAATGAGGGCTCGGTGCTCAGCAAAATCACCCTGCGCTTTGGTGGCCATCCACATTGACTCGCCTGACCACGCCAAGTGCGAGCACTCCTTGATTGCTGATGATGGGCGAAAGACTGATCTGAACCATGACGGCACGGCCGCTGCTATGTTGGCCGGGGAGAGTCTTGCCCAGGTTCATCGGTCGCGATGAGGGTTGCGAGAAAAACTTGGCGATATGCCGCGCATGGGTTTCAGACAAGGTCGGTGCCAATAGCATGTGCACGGGTTCACCGATCAGACGTCCCCGCGGATAGCCAAACAGCAGTTCAATCTGCTGATTGACCAATTGGATGATCCCGCTTTCATTGATGACCAAGAGGCCATCGGGAAGACCATCCACAATCTGGGCGAACGTCTGAGGATCTACAACAATCTGCTCATTCAGCTTCTCATTGACCTCCTTGAGGCGCTCGAGGATCTCAGTCATGAATAACCACCGCAGACCTTGTTCACGCCCGCGAGCAGCTTCTGCCGATCGGCCTGCGTCCAAGATGCCCACGGCTTCTCGATGATGTCAGCCGCTGCTTCGGCAAGCTCATGAGCTTCATTGACCAGCGATTGCGAATATCCCATGTTGTTGAGAATCTTGCGCATTTGCTGATCGAACTTCTCCTGCTCAGGAGGATCTGTCGGAACCGTGGTATACGTCAGTGTTGATCGAACCACCAGAATGCAAGCCAAACCACCCATATCAATTACTCCTTATGTCTGAATTCGAGATTGCCATTAGGCCCCTTGGCCACATCTCCCGGTTGTTTGATGCCTTCACGCAGCATCAGTGCATCGTGATTATCCACCGTCACCGTGAGTACGTGAAACTTGGTATAGAGTACCCAAACCGCACCGACCGAGAATACTGACATGGCCATGCCGAACGAACTGATAATGCAGCACAACATGATCCATGGTAGAAGCTTCGAGTGCTCATGGAACGTGTTGTTCGCCTGACTGACCGGAGCGGCGTTACTATGAACAGACTTGTCTGACACATCACGCATATTCGGTCTTTGTCGGAATTCCAACTCATGAGCCATATCTTTCTGTGCCGCTTCGTATTCCTGAGCCTTTATCCGCTTGTCGTCTCCTGAAACCGCGCCTGCATGATGCTCTGCAATAGACGCCTCGCGCAGTGCATCGATGGCATGTTCAACCGTTTTTTTCTTGGGCCAAATCCACAACCTGATATCCATCACGCCTCATACGTCAATGTCGAGCTCGATGGCTTCTGAGTTCTGGTACGGAGTCAACCTGCTCCCAACGCCCCTTTTGTCGATCCACTTCGCTGCGCAACTGCTCAAATGCACTATTGAGTTGCGAGAATTGCTCATTCGTCACCGCCGGGGGACTTTTGGCAATCTCATCCACTTTTGTTTCGATATTTCCCACGCGGGATTTCAGATCGTGCCACGCCCGCACGCCCGCCAGTAGCAACCCCAACAGAGTCAGGATCTGCATGGGATTGCCGCGTACCCACCACCAGAACGGCGATGCTTTCTTGAGAACGCCCGTCGTGGAGTGGGCGTCGTCCATCACACCGGCACCCCAGCCGGACTGTGATAACACTCCACCATATGAGTTCCATCCCACTCGAATTCGATCAGGATGCTGAAGTTATTGGCCGGGGCACTGGCGCCGGTGGCAAAACTGCTCTTATACGCCGATCCCCAGGTAACCGCGCCCAGAGTGTTGTTTCCAGATACATTGTTGAGTCGGATTGACATCCGCTTACCACTCTGAATCCCCCCGACGTTTGAGGGATTATTGATCGTGAACGCCGTTGTGTTGCTTACCTGGATGTTAAACGAGTTGCCGTTCTGCAGATCAGGTGTCATCGATGCGGAATATGTCAGCGCCACCAACTTCTCGATGGTGGGCAAGACCGAATGCCCGTTACCTAGATCTATGATGGGAAGATACGGCGGATAACTGACCAGATTACCGTTATTTGCTGGATTGGAGATGCAGCGCCCGCAGCGATCATAGGCGTCATCCTTGACATATACCAAACAATTACTGCCAGCCACAACAATATCATTGGCAAACAGATAATAGCAGCGTACTTTCTCGAGTACTGCCTGGCAGGCAGCAAGCAGAATAGACTTCCTGTCAGAGAGTTCCGTTCCCTGGACGAGGTGCACATTGCACAGGGAGGCATTGGCTCCCAGGCCAGAAGAGCCGTCTATCCTGAGACTGTATACATTGGTTCCGGTGTCAATATGGCCATGCCAGTTATCTTCAAACCAAGTGTCTTCTATGGATAGGTCCTGTATGAGAGTAGAAGCGCCAACGACGCCTAAAACGTACATGCCTTCTTGAGCGTTTGCTTCGAGGATGCAGTCACGAAATGTGATCTGCTGACCAGATCGGATAATGACGCCTTTGCCAGAGCCGGTCAGACTCGAATCACCGACTACAGCCGAACTGAATCGGCAACTCTGAAACAGACAAGTCGTGGGTAGTGAGCCGGGATTATTGCTCTCTATACGTAGATTGGTGTTGCACCCAACAGAGAAGACGCGCAGAGCTATGAGACTGACGCATTCGGCAACACGGATGCCGGTGCCACGGCCGCCAGCGAAATTCTGCACCCAGATATCTTGCAATTCGTTGTAGTCAGGCCCGACAGGACCCACCAAGAGCCCGAAAGCATTCGTGGTCGCACTTCCATCGATCATGAACCCGTGGAGCTTCGTGCCGGCTGAAGTCGTCAGCGCGTATGACGTCACCGCAGCGGTCGGCTTCAGGATCGTTGCTTGATTGCCAGCACCGAGCAGGAACACGTTGGCGGGAACGACCAAGCTGGTGGAACACTTGAATGTTCCGCGGCCCCAGAATCCAAAGGCTCTCTGGGAGTTCTGCCCCAGAACCGCGAGCCACTCTTGAAGCGCTGTACTGTCGTCGGTGACTCCGTCCCCCACTGCTCCGAATCGAAAGGGTGTGATCATTCCTTCCGTGGTGAAGTGGGTATTGACAGGTAATACCAACGCGTCCAGTTCTGCCTGGGTCTGTGCGTAAAGGATCGTTGGATCATCACGCACATCGAAGATGATCTGCGACTGGCCGATGATAATCTCGCCAGACGTAGTGACTTCGTACAGTGCGCCGTCCGCAACGCTGTTGCGTACGAGTACCATCGTGCCAGTTACCACATCTCGGGAGCCATCGAAGTCGAGCGCACGAGTCCAATCCGATGTTGACGCGTTGTATATGCCGTTCTGCCTGGCGTCTGTCTGCGCACGGACCAATACCCGATCACCTTCTTCGAGCACGACAGAGCCCACGGTGAAAAGACCGGCGAGGGGGATATCGAACGACGTCACAGCAACACACGGCGGCTTGACAGCAAGAGACGTAGTGATTCCTGCAAGCCTGTCGGTAGCAGTTGCGGGCATTCAGATCTCCAAATGCAGAGACCCAGCGCATGGCTGGGTCCTAGGTTGAACGGAAGGAAAGCTACAGCGCTACATTTGGCGCTGAATCATCGCGTGCAGTTGCTTCATTAGTAGGCCGCCGATCATCAGCGCTGCAATTGCTCCGATTACCATGACAGCATTCTCAGCATCCTGAGATAGATGCATGGACTTCACCAGAAAGCCAGCTAGGAAAAGTGCTCCGCCAATAACGCCAGCGAAGACGACAAAGAATATGCTGACGAGTAGAAACCCTTTCACTGAACCGTTTTGGTCAGGTCAGGTGCCCGCTGCGGGACCGCCTGACCTGGCTCCCAGAAGAAGTTCTGATGAAAGTCGGTCTGTGCCCGCGCACGCATTCGACTCAAATAGCCAGGTGAGTAGTACTCCTGGAGGTTTTGCCAGATCATGTGATCCATGGCAGCCTTGAGATACCACAACGATGCGCCGGGTGTGTTGCCTTTGACGAAACGAACGATGTCGGCCCCTACGTTGGTTTTCTTATCATTCAGGGTTTTGACCACATTCCCTTGGGAGAGGTTGAATAGGTCTTCCGCCGAAGATAATACCGGGCCGGTCAGTGAGGCAAGCGGGCTGTTACCATATTGCGTCGTGTCTGAGAACAACAGGTCGCCGTAGATCCCCAGCGAACCACCTTTCAGGAAGGCAGCCAGCAGATTCCGGCCGGCGCCAGTCTTACCGCCCACATTGAACGGATTCAGGTCCTTTGGATCGCGTCCCGAAAGCACCTCGTTTACTTCGAGCGATAGTGCGCCGAGGACCGTGGTTGAGGCCATCAGGGCTGCAATATATGCCGCGCGTCCAGTCCCGGTCGGCAAGGACATTCCGCGACTGATGTGGCGGTAGATCATTGCCAACGGGAAGGACTTGAACAGGAAAAACGAGCGGGTGAGCTCACCTTTCCATGTGCCGCGCTGCAGACCGGAACCGGTAAATGCCTTTTCCCGCGCGCCCGGTTCGATGACGGCTGTATCTGTCTCTTCGAGAATCGCTCCCAACAGTTTGGTGACGGCCTGCTCCCGGGCGCGCATGCGCTCTCCTGCGATCGCCGGTTCAATTTCCCGTTGGATACGGTCCATGACAGCCTGCCGACGTCCAGCGCGCTCGTTTGCCCGGTCCGTAAACTCGTCAAGCTCGGCCTTCTTCGCAGCCCACTTCTCTGCGAAGTCGAGTGCCTTTTCTTGCTTTGAAGACGCCAGCTCCTTCGTGATGGATCGGATCTGCTGCTTCAAATTGGTTGCGGCCTCGCGGGCCCGGCCCTCGCGCACACCTTGAGACCGCAGATCCCCAAAGTTCGGCCGCGATGTATTGGCTCGATTCCACAGATCATCCGCAGCCTTGATCTGTTCACGGAGTTTAGATACCTGTTCGACGCTCTTGTTGATCTTGGCAGTCAGCTTCTCGTCTGCCCCTTCTAGTCGATGAGTCAGCCGCGCATTTGCTTCAGTGAACAGTTCATCGAACTTGTCCATTGCGAAGGCAATCTTTCGCTCGTCGCCGGACTCGATCAGCGACTGGATCTCTTGCTCCCTCGCAACAAACTTCTCCTTGAAATCACCTTCCAAGCCTTCCTTGAGGCTTGTGGTATCCGCCGCGGCCTTCTTCAGCTTAGTCGCCAGTTGATCGATGGCGGACTGATTGCGCCCTTCCGACACTCCGGCTCGTCGCAGGTCAGAGAGGCTGACCTGGTTCTTTTTCGTCTCCTTGAAATAAGAGTTCGCGATGTCGAGCTGATCATAGAGACCGCTGAGGCGCTTGCGGATTCCATCGATCCGCGCCCTGGTGTTGGCGTCTGCCGTTGAGGCTTGCTGTGCTAGGCGGCCCTGTTGATCCTTGACCCACTGACGGAGCTTATCTGTGCGCTTCTGCGCCCAGCTTTGATCCTGAGTATTTCGGTCCTGAAGCGCCTGAATTTGTGCATTGGCGGAATCGTGCAGTCCCTGGATCCGCGGCGCGATCACCTTGTCGATCTCGGCATCGGGAATGCGGTAGATGCTCTCAGGAGTGAGCATGGTGTCATTGCCACCACCCCAGTCTTCCTGTTCGGCTTTCTTCCAGACTTGGAAATCATCCTCCGAGATACCCTTAGAGAGCAGCATTCGGTGATCGTGCTTGTCGAGGTCCGCGAGTGATCCGTGCTCTTTCGTGACGCCGCCGATAGCCCCCATCATCGTCACGCCGAATCCGCGCTTGCGTGCGTCCGTGATCGCGTTGAGTCCAGAGACCCGCATCACACTGTTGGCGAGTTTGGATGAGAAGCTCTTTCCCAATCCGTTCTGACCGAATCGGTTGAGCGTGGATTTCAGTGTATTGAGCGCAAGTCCGGCCAGCATGGCCATCCGCTCTTCCATACGATTCGCAGGATTGAACGTGGCGAGTTGGTTTCTGATCAGCTGCATCTCCGGCAGATGATTCAGTCGCGCAGTGAGATGCAGCGTCGCCTCATCCGAGAACGAGGTGATAATGGATGATCCCAGCCTAGAGGCAATCAGCCAGTTGCGCAGCGTATCAAACGTCGTGGCAAGCCAGCGGGAGGCGACGGGTTGGGTTTTACCGGCCACCACGTTGTAGAGGTTCTCTGTGTTGATCGAGCGCGAATCGATCTTGTCGATCTTCGTGGGATCTGCCAGTTTGGCATCACGCACTGCTTCATCTCGGAAGAGACGAAATGTCTGGTCCGGGTTTGGTCCAAAGACCTCGGTGAGTGCAATGTCCTTCGAGATGCCTTCGATATGACCTACCAAGACCTCATACAGGGACTTGTCTCCGTACTTCGTCTGATAGTCCATGTACGCATCGGCATCCTTGAAGTGAATCTGTCGAGATGCGTTACCGCGGTTCGCACGCGCTCCGCCCCCGGCGAATGTGCCGGGTTCGAGCTTGTTCGCCCCACCGGTAGCTATCGTGGTCCATGCTTCCTTCAGGAAGTCGTTCAATTGCGGATCGGTCATCCGCGTGCCATCAGGATTGAAATAGTGCTCGCGATCGAGGTGCGGAAGGATGTCTTGCACCCACTGATCGCGGCCCGCCAAAGCCACCTTCGACTGAGAGTGATGGTGCGGCATACCCCAGTCATCCAGCTCGCCCACATCGCCGCCTGCACGGTTGAATCGATCTCTCAGCGCAGAGGTGACCGTCTGCCATTCCGTCGCACCAGCATCGGCTTCCGGCACACCGGTCTTCTCACCAAAGATCGCGCGGACCACCGATTCGACGCCCTGCTGGTTCTCGAACAGCCCGAACCACTTCGGATTCGAGGCCTCGAGAGTGCCGAGCATTTGCCGCAACCCGTCATTCTCGATGGCTTGAGCCTGCTTCTCAAGTGAGACGAAGTTGCCCTTCGCGTCTGCGTGGAACGCGATCATGCGATCGAGCGAATCGATTCCGTCGATTCCACGACCCGCTTGGTCGGCCAGGTACTGTCGGATACGGGATCGAGCCGCGATGGTCAATGCAGCGCGGCGCTGCTTCAACACCTGCTCACCCACGAGTTCCTGTGCTGCCGCTTTGGCCCCTTCCTGCAATCTCTCTTGGAGCGGCTTTGCAGTCCAGGCCTGTGGGTCACGGCGCGCGGTGTTGCGCATGGCACGGGTGATCCGCTCCTCAATGCCGTCGAGCTCAGCCTTCGTCAGAGAGCGGCCGATGGCTTTGACGACGGCTGCTGCACATTCCGCTCTCATCCGTTACCTCGAGACAGGATGCAAGAGGCCAAGGCGTCGAATGCCTTGGAGTCGTTCTGCGCCTTCGACACATCCTGATCGGCTTGAGCCAACATCTCGCGAGCGCTCCGCGTGATGACTCGGCCGTCTTGGTCAATTTCGCCGGTAGGAATCGGGAAGTCCTTCTCGGCAAGAGCGGAGCGTGCCGAGGCGACAACGGGATCAACCACTGGCCGCTCCAGACCGGAGGTCTGCGGGTTTACGTTCGATTTTGCGGCATCCGATACAGAGGTGTCCGGAGCCGGCTTGGATTCAGCAGATGATGGTCCCTCCGGGCTCCAACCATTACTGATCTCGGTATTGTGGTTGACCCATACTGGCTTGCCGTCGCCGGAATCTACTCGTGCGCGCTGTCCGTCCTCCGAAACCTCCACTATTCGATAGGGCTCCTGCCCTGCTTTCTTCCACACCTGCCCAACCTCAAAGTCGGTGGGTGCTGCTTTCTCAGGTGGAAAATCAACCCGTTCCGGATTCTGCGCGGGCTGTTCTCTGAGCGCTTCATCGACACCATGCAGTTCTTCGGGCGTCTCGGTAAATGCCGGGATTCGATCCCGAGGATTGAAGGTAGCCTGATCGATTCCAGTACCCGCTAGATCAACAGGCTTGCCGGCCAGCGTATCGCGCACGGCGGCCTCCATTGCTTTCTGATGGGCTATGGATGAGCCGATATCCGCCGGCTCGCCCGGGGCGGTGTCGTACTGGAAGTGCTTGGCATTGGCGGCCGTAGCTGCGGCATCGCGCATGCTTGGCGTCCCGAGATGGGCCACGGTCCCAAACACTGCGCCGGACAGTACATCGACAATGCGTGTCTCGAGGTCGAGCGGGTCGAAGTTCTTCGCCTGCACATCGTAGCCGGCGGCCTTCAGAATCGCATGTGAGATCTCCGCCGACCCCGCGTTGACCGCGAGATTTCCCGCAGCGCCGCTCGCGATCCGACTGACCAAGGTGCTGCCGAGGAAGGGGATACGGAATCCGATCGCAGTGGCCGCGGCTTGCGTCATGGCAACGCCAGTCGCTGTCTTTGCGTCCACTCCCTGCTGCACCAGATCATGGCCCGTTCCCATAGCGGCCGAGCCGATCAGCAGCGATGGGTTGCCACCGCCGGCCATCAGCGGCAAGGCAATCTCGGAGAGCCCCCCAAGTACGCGCCCGGCAGTTCCCACTTCGTTCGCGCCCGGTGTCCAGTAATCGACCGCGCTGCTGATGAACTTGTCCAGGGCACTGAAATAGGGATCTGTCAGCGTACCGGGAGCCAGCCCGGGCGATCCTGCGCCATCGCTCTCGAACTGCGAAAGTAATCCGCCCCCCGCCATTCCAACGGCTTGGGCTGCCCGTACACCGCCACGCATGATCCCCATACCGATCGCCTGCGGAACACCGTGCCAAAAGCCAGCCGTGTCCTGGCCTGGCTGCAGCAGGTGATCACGCGCGACGCCGGCCATCGCTTGCTGACCCTCGGTGTCGAGGTCGAAGAGGTCACTCATTGGAGCGTGATCACCAGCGGATTACCCTTCTTGTCGGGCACGAAATTGCGGCCCTGCGTCACGTAGTACGTGCCATCGCCGTTGTTCTTCAGGCCCGCACTCAACAGATTGGTGGCAAACTCAGGTTTGACCGAATCCTGAGCCTTCGTCAGCGCGGCGTGCGCCTTGTCCTGAAAGTCCGCCTCGGTCATTCCCCACGGGGCCAAGACACTTCCATTTCCATTGAAGTTCACCACGTTGCCGAGTGTTGCGGTGATCGCCTCTTTCATGATCGAAGAGTCGATGTCCTGCTTCCCTGAAGCCAAGCGTCCGCTCTGTGCTGCCTTCCCCACGTAGTAGGCCTGCACCGCCTGATAAGCTTTCTCTGCGGCATCGGGCCGCCCCGCAAAAGCATCTCCCACACGATCCTGGAAATCAGATTGCAACTGAGTTGTTTCAGGTAGAAACAACTTCGACGTGGGATGACCGTCCTCGCCTTTCTGAGATTTCGTTGGATTGAGCAGCGCTTCACCCTGCAGCATTGTCGTCGCGACATCACCGCTCGGCGCTACATCGTTCGGCTTGAACCAGTGAGTGGCGAGCGTCAGATTGCGTTGCTTGGCTGCCAGCATCCCCGCCAGGGCCTTGATCGGGGCATCGGGCGCCACCTGCTGCATGATGCCCTTGTAGGTGTCCATATCGCCGCCCGTCGCATTCTGGAGCGCACCAAAGATTGCCGCGGCGTTTTTGGGGTCCGAACTGTTCAAGGCGGATGTCAGTTGCGCAGCCTCTTGTGGCAGTAACGGACGGATAGGAACCTGACCGCCGTACTGTTTGCGCATCGCCGTGAGCGTCGTCACGCGATCCTGAATCTGTTGGCTGATCTGCGCGTTGGCGTTTGGATCGCCCAACTGCGCCAGATTGAGTGGCGGAAGGTCAACGCCGGTCCGCTGCGCATCGAATATCAGCGGTTCGGTCTGCATCAATTTGACGTTCTGCTCAACCGCGCCCTTCAGACGATTGAGGTTTGCCAAGTCTCGAAGGGATCCACCTTGACTTTGCAGCGTTGCCTGCTTGTCCTGAACGAACTTCAACTGCTGATCGATGGGCTGGCGAAGGACCTGCTGAACCTTCTGCTCATCGTCGGCGTACTGTTTGAAGTCCGCCTCGGCCTCGGTGCCCTTCACGGTATGAGCCCAGTTGTCCCACATCTGTGGTGTTGCCGGAACGCCTGAGGCGATCTGCGTCCCCATTTGCAGAAGTGCCCGCTGGCCTGCAGCTTCCCGCTTCTCCTGGGCTCGCTCGAGGCGATTCTCCAGGACCAGTTGGTCGTTCGTCACCGTCCTCAACACGGCATTGCGCTTCTCGGTATCGAGTTTGCCAGCGTAAAAACCATCTTCGGCTGTGAGATCGTGCTCCAACTGCTTCAGATCCGGCATGCTGTTTTTCGACTGCATGGCGATCTGAACCGCGTTGTTGAACCAGTTGCGGTCCTTGAAATCCTGAATGGATTTATCGACGACCTCTTGCGGAATACCGGCTTTGCGCGCCAGCGGTCTGAACGCCTCGGCCTTCGTGTTGATGTCATCGATATTGGCGCCAGGCATTCCAGCCAGTTTCCCGAGCTTGTCGAGGTTGTCCGCGAACTGGTCCTTAAAGTCGTTCGCCTCAGCCTGTTGGACAACGTGATTCATCACGATGCCCTGATCGAACACAGTTCTCTCGGCGCCCTTCTTCAAATTCTGGGCGGCCACCTCATCCAAGTACTGAGGCTGCGCTGGTTGCAGCTTGCCAACGGTGTCTTCCCAAGTCTGCTTCGCTTGGGCATACGGAAGTTCGCCCGTCTGAACCTTACGGGCGAGGTCCTGCGTTGCGCTCTTCACCTGGATCTCGTGATCCAGCAAAGCATTCGTGGCTTGAGCTCGCGCAAGGTTCGTGCGGTGGACGAAGGCCTGATCTGCAATGTCGGATAGAGCAGCGCCGGCCTGCACCATCGATTGGCCGGTGACTGATCCTGACGAGTCAGCCGCAGGCGCAGACGCGGCCTGGCTTACCTGACGCGGACCAACGGCGGTGTAATCTGGGAGTCGGGGCATTATTTGTACTTGGTATAGAGCGTCGTTCCGCCACTCAAAAGCGTGGTCGCGCCTCTCAGATAGCCGGCGCTCTTGGCCGCCTGCCCCTCGTTATAGACCGCCGTGGCTTGCGACCGCGCATTGCCGCCGGCTGTAGAACCTTCATAGAGCGACGTCAGCGCGTTGTATTCACCTTGCCCGGCAATCTGCCCTTCGACGTTCACGACCGTCGGATCGGTCGCGCCCGCTCCAGAAGATGCCGCAATCGCTTGGGCCCGCGACATCACGTAATCGGTCTGGCGGCGGGTGTTCTGCGCTGTCCGCTGAGCCGCAGCCTCATCCGCATTCGCCTGATTGCGCAGAGCGGCGGCCTGCTGTTGAGCCTGAAACGCCTGATCCTGGCCCTGTTTGATGGCGCCAACCGTACTAACGACAGTGGCAGCAGCTGCGATGTAGGGAACAGCCGCGGCTAGGAAGGCCATCGATATACTTCTCCATCCACTTGAACAAACCCCAGGCGCTGTAACACGCGGTGAGAATCCGGCTCATCGGCCTGAGCGATCGCGAATACAGGCAGTTTCGACTCACGTACAAAATCCAAGGACTTCAGTATCGTCCGCAGGCAAATGACACGTGGCAGACTGGCTCGCAGATCCTCGCGGATCTCCGAGAAAAACTTCGACCATGGGCCCTCGCGGGCGAGGCCAATGACGCCCAGAACTTCCCCGGACTGGGACGTCACGACCCGCGCCCGCAAGGTGGGGTGCGGCCTCTCGCCGTAGAAGGCCCTGATATCTGCCGCAGTGGCTTCTCGAGAAATCAGCCGCTGGTGGTCATCGACACCGTCACGCACAGCGCTGTGCAGGGTTTCGGTGCTTTCGCTTGCAAGCATATGCGGGCATCAGTTGTCCACAGACCATTGAATGCGCTCAGGTCGTAATCGATCTCATCTAACACGGCGTTCGTGTCTGGCTGTTCATTGGCAGTTCCTTGCGAACCCAGCGTGATGGGGAGAACTTCCAGCGGAAGGTCGTCCAGATGATCAAAGTCACTGCCAACCTGGATGCCCTGGCAGTGGGTATTGATTAGCACGAGAGCGGCGCTATCGACGCGCTTTCGTTGGTTCAACGGTGTACCCAGTGCAGCGGCAAAAGCCTGCTTCATGGATTTCCACTGCGCGGTATAGCCCAGTCCAATGCAGGCATCGGTTACCGGAGATGGTAGATTCTCAATCGTCCCGTTGGTAACGAGGTGCGGGCCCAGAAGATCGAACCCAGCTTCCAGCCCATTGCCGCCCACAAATGGCGTCTGCGTATTCCAACCCCAGCCGTAGACTTGCTGGCCCTCCAGATGGCCGAGACCTGAAATGGTTTGCGTGGGAGACCCAGAATACATGATGTGCGCGTCGGCGAGTTTGGCCATCGGTAGACCTGAGCACTCCGACTCGAGCGCCCACTTCTCAAGGTAACGGACGGTCTGACCGTTGATGGTTCGACGGATCACGTAGTAGACGCGATCCTCGGAGGTTCCGGGAAGGATTGATACATCCTCCACTGCGCCACTGGTTTCTAGCTCCAACCAGCAGGTCACGTTCTCGGCCTTGTCGAAGACCAGGACACCGACCGTTCCGTCAGCCCGGACGCAGTGAATGCGTGTATCCGGTTGACGCTGAATTGCAATGTGCACGAGCCCGGCTTTATGCAAGTCCGGAGTGAGAAGCGTCAGATCGTTCGAAACGTAGTCGTTTGAATTGAGATCATAGGAAAGTTCGAACACCCGCTGACCGCTGCGTTGGGCGTAGATCCCATCCTTATCCTTGCGAACCGCATCAATAGTGCTGGAACCCTGAGTGCTGGAGGCCTTCAGGTTGAAATTGGTTGGCGTCAAAGGCTCATCGAAGCTCGAGGACCGCGCAGAGGTTTCAGCCGATGGGGTACCCAGTAGCAACCGATTGAGCGACAGCGCCCAATTGATGGCATCGATCGGACCTTCGCCGATACTGCGCTGAATGGTCCCAGAATCCCCTTCCACCGAATCGTCGAAGTTCTCGTAATCGTCAGAGACAGATCCGTACACCGACAGGCCCAACCACCAGAGCCGTCCTTCATGCAAAACCACTGCGGAAGGCCAGCCGCGAAAATCAGACCATGAGCCTTCGGTCCAATCAGAGGTTGCATCAACGCCACCCAGCGAGTCCAACACGGCCGCACTGACATGCGTCTGATCTGTGAACGCTGTTACCCTGACGACACCGGTGGAAGACCCGGAAGAGAAGCTCAAAGTCGCGGTGGCACTTCCCGAAGTGTAGTCACCCGCCTTGATTCCAACCCGGTAGAAAATGATCTGATTGTCGAGTTGATCGTTGTAGGAGATGGCTTGCGGCGTCGTGTAGGTTTTTGCATCCACCCAGTTGCCGGGCGCACTCACCGAATATTGCAGGGTGAACGTGCCGACGAACGTTCCCGTAATCAGGATGCTGAACGCCCTTTGGCCACCGACCCCCGTTACCTCGATAGGATCGGTGAACTGATTCGCTCCTGTTATAGCCGCAGTGGCAATCTGCCCAGAGGACCTCAGGCGAAACAATGCGCCGACGTGGGCCGCCTTGAAAATGGCTTTCGATGCAGTGAGAGTAATATCACCCGTCAAAGCACTGGGTGTAATCGTGGTCGGCGTAACATTGGACAGACGAAATGGCCCAGTCGTGGGCTGATACAGAACCACAGACCACGAATGCACGCCGCGGCGCTCGATCTTGCGCTGCTGATATCCTCTGGCCGCGACATACATGACATCGCCTGACTGAACGCGCCGGATAGATCCCAGATCGGCTTCGCGCCAGGGTGTGGGCACTTCGAGAACGCCGGCTGATTCGACAGTGATCGAATCGACCAGAGATGCCGCAATGGAGCGGTTCATCACCCGAATATTGAAGTTGCCGGTGGGAGTGAAGGCCAGGGAGTGTGTACCGACACCGAGCGTCGTCTCCGTCACATAATCATCGTTGCCAGAGGTCGAACCTACCCGGAAGAGCACCGTTCCTCGGGCGATCACGACCCGTACCGCGTGTTCCGTTCCAATCTCGGTGACGGTCACCGCTTGGTCGCGGATCGCCGCATTGGTGCCGGTACCCACGAGTGACAAATAGCCACCGGTGACCCAGGCAGACGTGGCCCCAGATTCATCAGAGTCGGTCCACCCGTTCACGTCCGAGGTGAACGAACCATTGGTGGTCTGCGCAGAGACAGCAGGACGCGTAATCAATACGTCGTTGACCCTCACGCGAAGCACGCTGTCGGTTAATTCGAGATGCGCAACATCCGTGCTGGAGAAGATGAAATCAATCGTCTTCGCCTTCGCGTTATTTCGTGTGGGACTGATGTACTGCCAGCCTGGCCGGAGTGACATCGAGCCAAGCACCCGCGGCATCCAGTTTGTCATGACCTCGGCAGACATGGCGTACCGCGCAAGATCCACGCGCGCAAGGGCGAGCTTGCCCAAGATACCACGGTTGAATGCCAGTATTGGCGAGTGACCTTGTGGCATCAGCCGATGAGTCTCGATCGGTTTCCGCGATCCAACCGGCTCGTCCGCCCTCGTCTGGAGGTAGACCAAGTACCGGGCGGCAGGAACTGGGTGGCCTCATCCATGGCATCGGTTGACTTGGCATTACGAAGCGCCTTATCGACGTCCTTCCACAGATCCTCCTTGGTCTGCCCGCTGTTGGTCGTGCGTCGGCAGATGCTCCAGGCAAACCAGAGCTCCACGAAGTTCGTGAAGTTGGCCGGCCATTTGGAGAAATCCATTCCAAAGTCAGGAAGCAGTGAGACGAAACTCACATAGATAGTGTCCAGATCTGCGAACCAGAATCCTGCCTCATCCGCGTATTGAAGCAGCGGAACCTTGTAGAACTCGTCTTGGCACACCTTCGTCGTGCGAACCCAGTCATCCGGTTTGTTAAACGCACGCTTGAAACCGAATGGCGGCTCGACGCTCGGTGAGTAGTCGTATTGCATCGAGCGGGTCGCGAAATTCCACAAGCCCATCTGAAGACAGCGCTTGACGCCGTCTCGCTCCCATACACTATCCAGCGCGCGCCGGGTCTCGCGGTTCTCGGTAAGAGACATGATCTTGCGATCGCCGAGCGCGAGGCAGGCACCCTGGTAGATTGTCAATTTCGAAGGCATTTAACCGCCTATGGTTCGAAGGTGCTCACGAAGCCACTGATTCGCACCGTCCTTGCTCTGGCCATCCTTCAACACATCTGTGCCTCGAAGTACACACCACTTGTGGATCGGCCCGCGCCACTTCACCTCATAACCTTTTGGAAGAGCGGCGGAGCCCTGCTGAACATCAACCGGATCCAAATCGTGGTATTCGAGTTTTGTGACTGTGGCATACAGCCGCGCCGCATCGCGCACGAGAAGGCGTCCATAGTAGGAGCCATCCTCAGCATGCACCGTAATCTCGTCGCAGGGCTTGAGTTGAGCGGCCACGTGGGTCCAGTACGCAGGATCCAGCAGTGCATCAAATGGCGTGCCATGTTCGGGCACCACGAACCACTGGTTGCGCGAGTGCTCGGCAAAGGTCATTTTTGAATGGGTTAACTGTGTCATACCAATCTCTTGGGCCAATCTCTTGGCAGGTGGAAAGAAAGGGCGGCCTGGATGAGGCCGCCCAAGGTGGACGCTCCTTCAGCGTCAGTTCGGACGTCAGTCCGAATTGGTCGCAGTAATCGCTGTGCTGTTCGACAGATCCGCAGCATACGGATAGGTCGTGCTGATGCTGCTGACGTTGAAGATGAAGTTGGCGATCGGACTTGCGTCCGTCTTGGTGTAGTAGAGCAGATCGCCCTTTTTCATCCCCAACACACCGGCATTGGTGATGTAGCCCGAGCCATCCACGGTCGTGTCAGCGTCGGTTCCGCTCAGCGTCCAGATCTTTGGGCCCACCGAATTGTCGATGCCCTGGATCAGCAGCTGAGGAGGATTGGAGGTTGAATAACTCATCGTGCTCTCCTTATGAGCTCAGCGCAGAGTCGTCGTGATTAATCACCACGATGCCGCTGTTTTGAAGGACCTTTGACCCCATGTTCACGGAAGCCCGGGCCCATGAGTACGCCTGCTCCTGGTCGTAACCCACAGGGGTTTCCAAGCCGGCAGTGTCAACCGCGTGACCGATGGCTGACTTGTGGAAGAGGAAGCACTTCGCGGCGTTCGTGCCTTTTCCGGGCAAGCGGGGATGCACTACCCACATCACGCCGTACCAGTAAAACGCGCTCGGCTTGTCTCGCCACGCGGTATCACCGGTGTCGAAGTGCTTGGCATTGACGTACACCACAGACTTCGAGAACTCCGGCGCCTGCATGAGGTAACCCTCAAAGGCGGGAGTGATAACGCCGTTGATATTGCCGTCCCATGGCACTTCCGAGTTGCCCAGGATTGTCTTCGCGCGGGTCACGAGTCCCACAGAAGCGGTCGCTGCTGCGCCCGTGTTGACCGTTCCATTGGCAAGCTCACCGATGATGTCCTGGTCGATCTTGCGATTGACCACGCCCATCGTGGTCATCTGCATAATCTCTCGCTGGTTGCCCTGGGATGCGAAGATGTTGAAGCTGGTCTTGCGAACCAAGTCATGCCATTCCGCCAGGGTTGCCACCGGCTGATTGAGGTTATCTGCGCGCGCCGGGATGAGACCGTTGACGCCGCGGGTCTTGGCTTCCGCATTGCCGGAATCCGCGACCAGGAAGGTGGCCTGGTTGCCTTTGATGACGACTTCCGTGGTCACCATGTCACGCAGAAGACTCTGCTTCTGCTCGAAGCCGGCAATGAATTCCTGCCGGTATTGGATCTGAAATGCTGTGTTAGACACGTTGTCATACTCCGATGTATGGGTTTACGTGCCGTGGGCTCGGGGTGTCCGTTGAGGCAATAACCGGGGTGTCCGCAGATGCGGGCCGGTATGGCCGGAACGGGGCTTCGCTTAGGGCGTTATTGAACGACGAGGTGCTGTCAGTGCCGTGGGGACGGGGTGGCTGACGTAAGCCTCAATTGGAAATAATTACTTGCCCAGGACCGTGTTGGCCTTGGCATCGATGCGATCGCGCTGACTTTGGGAGAGGCGACCGCGCTTGTACTGTTGCTCCGCGCGCGCTTTCGCGTTGGCGGCATGACTTTTATCCGGCACCGGATACGAGCGATCCGGACCCGCAAACACCGCCGTCGGCAGCCGCTTGCGCTGCTTGCTGGTGAGCGTGCTCATCAGGAGCCTCTGGCCTGCTGGCGCGCACGTGCGTCGTAGAGATCGCGCAGACGAGCCTGTTTCTTCTCGTCCTTGCGATACTCAGCACGATTGGTCTTCATGAACCCTTCGATCTCGGTGATTTCGTCTTCGAGACCTTTGCCCACAGTGCTGCCCGTGGGAACGATCGTGCCAGTTGGGTTCAGATCACGCGCAACGGATGCGAGCCAACGAACCACGTTGGGATCATTCAGAATGGCCTTTCCGTCAGAGCCGCGCGCGTTGGCGACCAGATCAGCAACTCCCTCAGGAGCCTGGGCCAAGAATCCTTGGATGTGATTGATGTTTGCTCGGTAGTCTGCGCCCCACTCCGCCCGCAAAGCATCTTCGGTCGCGGTCTTTGCGGTGGTATCGCCTTCCGCCACCTTGGCAGCCTGCTCCTCCTGCAGTTTGTTGTACCAGCTGACCGCATACTGAGCGATCTGCGGCGGCGCGTTCAGTTTGTGCAGACCCTCGGCGAAGCTGTTGAACATCGGCTTGTCCGCATCGCCGATGACCAGCCCGTCGGGCAGCTTCTCGAAGTAGCCTTCTGGCTTCTCGGGAATGCCGTTCTGCTGGCGGTAGGCGGCCACCTGCTCAGGTGTGGCATTCTCCGGCAACGGTGCACGCAGCTCTCCGGAGCTGATCTTGTTCTGTGCAGCAATCAGCGCATCGAGCGCCGCCTTCGGGCTCTGATAGCGTTCCAAGCGCTGCAGGAGCTTCGTATCCTCGCCTGCATACTGCTGACGCCAGTTATCGCCCCAGCCTTTGGTGGGCTCTGGAGTGGGAGCTGGGCTCGGTGTTGCTCCGGGTGACGGTGCAGGAGTTGGAACCGGACTTGGATTCGGGGTCAAGCTCGGCGCCGGGGTGGCCCCTGGTGAGGGAGCCGGCGTCGGAGTGGGATCGGGCATACAGTCTCCTGGTTACGCCTGCGGCGGTTTGCCGAGGCTCGGGTCTTACTTCAGCGCTGAGGGATTCAGGTTCAAGAACTTCACAACCTGCAAACCGACGAAACGCTTACCCGCCGCAAAGCACGTGTCACGGTCGCCTTCAGGACCGGGATGAAACTGCAGGTCGTAGGTCCCGCACAGCGTTTGGATCAGGTAATTGAGCGCGCGCCGCTGCTGGTCTTCGGTGGCATCGCCGCGCTGTAGTGCTTGGAACGCGACGACATCCGGCAATTCATAGTCGGACGGCTTCCACGGCTCTGGCTTCGGAGTGCCGGGGATTCGAGCCTTCGGCATCAGGCCTTCGGCGTGACGTTATCGACGGCGGTCTGCAGAGCAGTGGCGACATTGGCGACAGCGTCTGCGCGTTTCTGCACTTCCTCGGCGGGAATGCTATTGGAGTTGAGGTCGCCCAACTTGAGAGCCGCGTTGTTGGCAGCCGTTGTCAGGTTCGCCAGAGCAGTGTCGAGAGCATCGAGAGCGGTAGCCATGCGTTTGAACCTCTGAATGAATCCGGGGATGAGGCGAATCATGAAACAGCCGTGAGTGACTTCTGAGCCTCGCCCAGTGCCTGGGCTGCCTGGCCCGCACTCGCCAGATTCGCGATCTGGCTCTGCGCCTGCTGTTCGGCAGCGTGTTGATCGGCGATCTGTTGAACCGCGTCTTCAGTGCGCAGCCATTTCGCGGGTGTCCCGACACCATTGAGCGCATCGCGCAGCGCCGCTTGGGTATCGAGGATCTGAGCTGCGACAGGATCCAACGTGACGGCCTGGTCGATGAGCTGCTTGGACTCCAAGAACTGCTGACCTTTCTTGCGCTCGATCGCTTGGTGCAGTGGTGACTCGAAGCGGAATCGAATATCGGCACCGCGAATCGAATCCGGGATGTCATCCGGGGAACCGAACGCACCCGCGCGCATGAGCGCTTCGAACGTGTCGTCACACAGCGCTGCGTTGTATTCGGTCTCCATGGGCTCAAAGAGCGGCAGCGCCGTGCGGATATATTCCTGGATCCGCTGGCTGGTCTCGTACGCCGTCATGGGCTGGGCGGTCTGCGGCGGCAGGTTCAGTTTGTTGAGATAGAACGCCTGGGAGAGCATTTCCCGAGCATCCCTCTGCATCTCCATACCCGTGGGGAACCCGGACTTATCCTGGTAGATGGGCCGGAGAACCTCGCCCAGCCGCTCGTCGTACTCTGCATCCGCCCAGGTCACCCCGCCTGCGTAGATCGCCAGGTCAGAGCGGATTGCCTCCTTGGTCGCAATGAGGGGCGGACGCACCGCCATCTCTCCTGCTTCGAGCAACGTGAGAGTCATCGCCTGAATGAGGCGGGCGTCCGGCAACCCCGCAACCGTGGCCGGCGAGTAGGCGTACTGCGAACCGGAGACCGTCTGCCATCGCGGGATGGTGTAGATCCGGCTGAACGATCCGATCTCCTGCAAGGGCTGCTTGTTATCGACGTCGATGTAGACCGAGTACCACGGATAGCGCTTCGCCTTCGGATCGTCGGTCTCGTAATCCTCAGTGGGCAACACCACGTGCAGGCAGTTGATTTCCCGGTGAGGCTCTTTCGTGAGCGCATCTTTGACGGTCTGATGAACCGTGTTGGGGAACAGCTTATTGAGGTCGCGCGCCGTAGGTTTCCACTTGCGATAGACCTCGCCAATCGTCCCGTTGTAGCGCTCGACCCAGGCCACGTCACGTAGATGCCAGCAGCGGTACAGCAGCGCCTGCTCGCGCATGTCGAGCTCGCGGGAGAGCACGCACTGGCCAAAGGCCGCAAAGTCGTGATCACCTTCCTTGGTGGCCCGGACGAACTGACTCAGCCGGTCATACATCGCCCGACGCTGGACACCGGAGGCCCACTCGAGCCACTGGCGGCCCGCCTGGTCCAGTCTCTCCTCATGCTCGACCGTGATCCCAAACCATTCCTCATCGCGGGGACGGAGCATGGCGGAGAACGCATTGCCTAACTCCCTGCGAACAATGAGCGGATAGCTGGAATTCAAATCGGTCGCGAATTCCTCACCCAGATAATGCGTGCGCGTGAACTGCGCGCGTTCCGGATAAAAGTTGTCGGCGATCGTCTGCCACAGGCTCATGACGCCCGAGCGCTTGCCAAAGTGGTAGCCGCTGCGATCGATGAGCGTGGTGATGCGATCCGGCATCAGGCGCCCAACTGATCGCCGCTGTCAGGCTGCGACAGAATGGTCGATGCGCGCCCAGTCCGCTGTAGGGCTTGCGCCTGCGCGAGCTTCTTTGCCCGCTGTACATCCTGATCCGTCGGCATCGCCAGGACTTGCGGTGTCGTCACGGTCTTGGGCGTCATGTTCAGTCCCACTGCGGAGGATACGGCCCGGTCGAGCGGGTCAATCTTGTGCAGCGTCTGTTGAAGCTTGGCCATTAGTACGATCCGAATGTGGATGGCGTCGAGTTGCCAACCTGTTGCACGGGAGTACCCAATACGGTCTTGGCCGGTTGCCGTTTGCGATTGGCTGCTACCTGCTGCTGGCCGGTGATCCCCGCGAGTCTCGAGACTTCGCTCGCAGGTAACGCGCTGGTCACGGGCTGCTGTTGGACCTGCTTCGTGCCGCTATCGAACAGACCACCCATCAGGATCTCCTTCGTCCCAAATTGACCCCGGGCGAGTTCCCGCCGCGTCGAGGGCCCAAATTGATTGTTGGTGCCAAATGCCGGTTGACTCGTTGATCAGCACGCCACTCGTGGTAATGCGTGGCCATCTTTGCGCCGGCCCACCAACTCATCACGACCGCATCGCCTCGGTCCGTCGACCGGCCGAGGCGCTCGCAGACCTTCTCTTTTGATTCGAGTTTGATGCCGTTGGGCGTAGGTTCGAACGTGGGCGCGGCGAGATCCGCAGCCAACACCGCATCATCCGGCGGCAAGATGATGGGCGACCCCCCGTCTTGGGCAGGGTCTAACGCCTCGCGGAACATCCAATACGCCGCCGTGCGGGTATTGGTGAAATGCATTTTGCCGTCGCGGCTTCGACGCTGTGTCGCTTCGGCACCGACATATCGGGCCACTTCGACCTCGTTCGCTTTCAGGTGATCGAACATCGATCCGCCGTAGCCGCCACCCATGTCGATCACGACCAACGCGTTGTGCTTGCGATGGCTCACCACCTGGCCTGCGCAATAGGGGCCGATCCGATCAACCGGAATGTCCTTTCCGGGAATTTCAATCAGGGGCGCGTACCAACCGTCGTAGCGTGCCGCAATCATCATCGGATCATCGCCGCCCCCCGAAGCGTCGACACCCATCGCACACATGGGCACACCTTCAGGCGGAGACTTCGTCCAACGCTTCTGCGCCAGTTGAATCCAGGCGGTCGAAATGACCTGGTTCGGTGCGTCTTTGAAGGTGGTCTGGAAACCGCCCATGAGCAGCGAGCGATACGGCTCTGGCATCGCATCGAGCTGCTTCTCGTAATCCGTCGCTGCGTAGTACGGATTGTCCGAGACCTTCGCGTTGATGTACGTCCGCGACGTCGGACGAATCACCTTTCCCTTGCTGTTGGTCCGTGTGTCATCAGGACCGGAAACCCACTCGTCCTTGCCGTCCTCGTCGCTGATCACCCACCGCAGTTCGCCATCCTTCGCAGGGTACGGGAAGGCCGGGTCGAGCCATGGTGCGAACATCTTGTTGACCCACAATCCCTCGGCAGTCAGTGGCGGATTGGTGGCGAGCACGGTTCGAACCCGCTGCCCAGGCGTGTCCGTGCGATTCCAACCCATCAGGAAGCGGATCTGGCACTCGGCGAAGTGGGTCGCTTCATCGATACCCAACAGATCGCGACCTTTACCCATCTGGCCTTGCTCATCGCCCACCCGGTGAGCCGCGGCAAAGTCGATTATTTGCTTGTCGCTCACTCGAAGTTTGGGCGGCGGCGATCCATTGAACCCAGTTCTGGATCCGTGGATCTTAAGCGCGTCATCCACCAACCGGTCGAGATCGCCGTACTGCCGGCGCATCACGAGGGAGCGCTCGTGGCAGTTGAATGCGAGCCCCAGGATCAACTGGGACTTTCCACCTCCCGGCTCCCCTCCATAGAGCAGGCAATCAGCCAGACTGAAATACGCTTCGGTCTGCGGGCCAGGGTTTGGAATCCACTTCAGCGTCTTGGTGGCTTCGAGGGCCTCGGTTTCAACCGCCTTGCGATCCTCGGGGCTCAGTCCATTGAGCCGCGCGAGGACGTCATCGAGATTCAATCAGACACGCAGGCCAGAGATCATCGCGTAGTCCAAGGTGAGAGTCGGCGTACCGGTGGTGGTGCGGTTGAATCCGGCAACAACCGGGGTCAGCAGCACGGTCGGAGTCACAGCCCCCGCCATACTGACGCCTACTTGCTTCCCGTTGCGGTAGAAGGTCGCTGCACCAGCCGTACTCACGGCGACTCGCAGCGTCTCATAGGTATTGGCAACCGGCGCGAACGTACTGTCCTGCATCGTGGCGTCCACATCGTTCGCCACTCCGGTGAGCCACCAGTCTTTGGTCGTCATACTCGTGTCGAACATGAAACCGAAACCATCGGTCGCATTGGTCGTGAACGTATCCGCCGAGGCTGCGGATTGAATCGGCATTTCGAGTGCCGCCGTCTGATCAGTGAACCCGACGAACACTGCAATGTTGGTGATGACGGAGAGCTTGATCCGGGTCTCAAAGACCAGATCGCCCTGATCCGCACGCCACGCGAGCCCGCGGTCCAACTGAGTTCCTGAGACCGCCATCGAGGCCGTGGTTGATCCGATCGTTCCCACCGCGGTGCCATTCAGGGCAGGCGTAACAGTCCAATCCACACAGGCGCCATCCGATCCCTTGCGAGAGCGCCAGCCATCAACGATGGTCGTGGAGTACGCCTGCGAGCCGCCCAGGAATTCCTCAAAGAACGTCACGCAGCGGGGGCTTGGGGAATCAAACTGGGAGCCATGGTCTCCGGCGCGGAAGCCTGCCGGGACAACCAATCGACCCTGTGAATCCAGACCAATCTTTCGTCCAAAAATGGACGTGAGAATTTCGGACATGAATAGATCCTCAGTAATGAAACTGCTTGGTGCTTGTGCGGATTTCCATTCCGCTGCTGTGCGCCTATCGGCCGGCGCAGGCTATCAATAGGCAGTACATGAGAAGCTGATGATGTCGGTCGCGCCTGCACCAGCGGGGATCGTGATCGAAGCGGTCGTAGTCGTGCTGGAGGACTCACCACCGATCAGCACAGTCGGCGCTGTGCGGTCGTGCGCTTGGCAGCTCCAGCCATTCGTCGCGGTCGCCCCGGTCGCGCCGTTGATTGTTATTACAACCGTGCAGGAATTTGCGCCGAGAGTAAAAACGCCAGCGGCAGCCCCGCCCGTAGTCGATGATACTGAACAACCGGAAGTTGTAAATTTCGTTCCGATGCTCTGAAGATAGGCAGCTTTGCTAAATCCCGTGAATTGTATTCCGCCAGAGTTTACGTTACCAACGCCAGTCCCGTTGACCGAAAACTGAATTGCGCTTCCCGACAGGTAGAGGCCGTAATTGGTAGCCCCTGCAAAAGTAAACCCCGGCGTCGTGGCCGAGCCCGCAGAAGCTTTTATCGTGCTACTACTGGCGATTGGACCGGTTACATTTAGACCCGCCGTGCCCAGTACACTCACCTGGGGATTGCTTGTCGTATTTCCAAGATTTATCGTACTAGTCGCAGTCGAACCAACTTGATTGACAAATTGCGCTTTCCAACTTCCAGATAAATCTCCTGCCGCAACGAATACATTGGATATCTGAGCGAGGGCTCCGCCCGTAACCGTTAGAAGGACCCCCAACGCAAAGTATGCCAATAATTTTCTCATCTTAGAAAATCTCCATTTCAGGCAGTGTCATCTGTGCTGTCCCGATGAAGGTCGATCCGCCGAAGCTAAACTGGCATTGGCGGGTATTGGCGGGAACAATCGTGGATCCCTGGATGACCGCAGCGGCAGTCGTGGGAGCGTTACCGGTTGTGTATGTAAAACCCACAACTGCCGTCCCAGCTAATATTCCGCTTTGATCATAAAAATTTATCGAGGGAGCTAACGTCCCCGATGTATAAGTCGGGGTATATACCCACATCCGCCAAGTTAATTGTTGCCCGGCCGTACAGGGCTGATTCTGAACAACCGATCCGGCATTCGCCCCTGTAGAAACCCCCTGCACGAAATAAGCTGAGGCAGAAGGCCAACCGACGCTGGGCTCAGTTGATTTTGCCGCGACCGTCCACGTCCAGCCGGTCCCAGAAGTATACCAATCGGTTAGATCCCCAGAACCCAGGCCCGCGAACGAGTTGTTATCTAAGAGGTTAAAAATCGAGCCTAGGTAGGGCCAGTCGGTAGAAGTTGTATTATTGGCTGTTGAGCCTTTAAACCCAATCGTGCTGCCTTGAAGGCTAACGTTTGGATTTCCCGAGACCGCTCCACTACCAATGATCGTATCGCCTGTTCCGAATAGAACCCATCGAGTAGCCGCTTTAAAATAGGCATTCCCGCCGTTCGTCGTTATACCGACAATTGAGGATCGGGGAGTTGCATCGTATAAAGAGACCGTTCCGCCCTCAATACGAATTCCGGTATCAAACCCCTGGTTGAATGTGACCTTAAAAAGCTGATTGGCGGGGTTACTATCTTCAAAATGACATCCGAAGCAATCGAACGCACCGCCCTTGTCGTCAACCGCAACATCGTTGTAATCGAACGACACACCATGGAAATTAAGTTCCTTGATCGAGTTTTGACTATTGGCCATACAAACGCCTGCACTAGTCCCTCCGGCATTATTGTTGTTATGAATCGAACCGCCATGCCAATTTAAATTCTCTCCGGCGTTAGTCGTTCCATAAGCATAGAGACCGCATGACCAGTTATTGACCAACTCGCCATTGAAGAAGTTGATGAGATATGTGTTATCGCCCAAAGTAATAGCGTTATGAAAGCCGCGAATTTTAAAATCACTAAATTCTTGGTTTGAGACGTCATTCGTCGCTGGGCCTATACAAAGCCCTTCTACAGATCGATTCGAGATTGCAGAACCCAGCAAACGAAAGCCTCGGATAGGACGAGTAATCGACCGATCATCGCTTCCAAATCCTCCGAGAGTTCCGGTACCGGGTTGTACGGTGATGGCGCAGGTGCCACCGGTCGCCATGGCGCTGGCATCGATCGTATCGCCGCTGAAATCGACAGATTCGACGCCGCTGTAGATGGTTATGCCAGAGTTGATCTTGATCGTGAGATTAGGTGGGAAGATTGCTTGACAAGGAGACGCTAAGGAACAAGCGGCGAGTGTCGTGTTGATTGCGGAAGCATCATCCGTACTGCCGTTACCCGTGAAGCCATTCGCGTAGAGCGCCGCGGCGAAGGGTTGCAGCGAATATGCGAATTGCCCTGATGTGATATTTGTTGCATTGGTTGTATCCGTCGTCGCGGATGCCGCAAATACGACGCCATTCGTCTTCGTGCAGGTCAGAACACCAGTTCCCGCAGTCGAGCAATCACCTGACAGATTCCCGTTACTGATCGTGCCCGCGCCTGAAAAGAATGTCAGGTTGCCGTTGACTGGAGATCCGGTGACCGTTGCTCCGCCGCCAGACGCGCAGGAACTGTTCACCCACGACTTCGTGCTCGACTGATACACCAGACACTGATTGTTCGCGGGGTTGCTGATGCTGTTCGGCAGGCCATTTTGGATGAATTGCTGCCCATATGCAGCTGACATCGCGCTGCCGAGCAGCACAAAGGCCATAAGTTGTTTCATCATGGTGCGAGATTCACAGAGATGTTCGTCAAGTTGGCCGCCGCGCCCGCCGAATTTATAAAACTCACAACGATGGAGCCACACGGGAGCCCGTCGGCCCAGCCGACCGCAATGGGCGTATTGGCCACCACGGCCACGGTGAGCGGCGTGGAAAGCGAAGTGACACCACCTTCGTCAACGAAACGCTGGACGCTCAAGGTGCCTGCGTGACTGCTGGTCACTCCGACCGCCCCGCTTGTGCACCCTTCCGTTCTGAACACGGAAGAATTACCGGTCGCACCATCGGCAATTTGGGGGCCCAAGCCAATGTTTGTGCTCTTGAGCGTCATTACTGCACCGTCTCTCGTGTGGCTTTGGATAGCAGAAACGCAACTCGGCGCGCCCGCTCGGTATCGGAGATCTCTTCAGTTTGGATCGGGCCGCCGTCCTTGCCCGTGTGCTCGTGCTTATCAACCCAGGCCCCGACCTTGAAGTGGCGGCCGATCAGCTCTTCGCGTTTGGCGCGATCCGACAACTTGATCTTGTGAAGCACGCCAGTGGGCGTCTTCTTGCCATCGATCGTCTCGAACTGCTGCTCGGTTTCGATGCCAGCGACGAGCCCCGTGCGGAAGATCTTGGGCCACTGCTGGATGGGCTTCAGTGCGCCGTGCTCGTCGTAGAGATCCGCGAGATCTGCGTCACATACATTGGTCAGTCGTTCGAGCAGCCAGTCAGCATCGACCTTTGCACGGGTGGATTGAACGGCACGACCCTTGGAAATCGCGTCTGCAACTGAAGGATGCTGAAGTAGCTGATACCCGAGCTGATCGGCGGTCTTTGCTGAATAGCCTGCGCGCTTGGCGGCGCCCGAGGCATTCAAATCAATGAGATATTCGTCTACGAAGCGTTGCTGCTTCGCGGTCAACTTACGCATGCTGGGCCACGATGCTCGGGTACCTGAAGTTAAGGGGTGCGCAAAGAGGTGATCAGCCGGCCGGCAAAACGGACGTTGAGCACCCCTCCGGCCGTTCCTGGAGCGATGGCCACCGCCACCATGTCGTAGTACAGGTCCTTGGTGGGTGGAGAAGGATCCGCCGACAGACCCAGCAACTCCCAGATGCGCTTTCCGAAGTTGCCCAGTCCTGCGGCGCCGCCAATGACCTGGGGTGCATACACTTCTGTCCAATTCGGGCGGGCAGTATCGAGCGAGAGTGAGGAGACCAGCAGGCTGTCAGAACCGGGGACCACGGGTCCGCCACCATTGGGTAGCCGCACTCCAATGACATACAGAGATCCGCTGGGATTCGCGTCGTGTGCGATCTCGAGCTCGGATATACGCGCAGCCGCAGATACCCGGCCAATACGGTAGACCTGCCCCGGCGGATCTGTGGGGCCCATCACAATCTGGCCAAACCCTTCGTCACACCGATAGTTGTTGACCGTGATCGCAGACTCTTCGTACTGGATCGTTGGAGATTTCACCACTGTAATGGGTGGATCGACCGGCGTTGCTGGCGGTGCATTTCCGGTGGACAACGATAGATTGACGGTGGTCACACCGGGTTGAACGATAGCTCCCGGCAGCGGGGTCTGACCGATCACGGTCCCCTTGATCGCCGGCCCCAATGGATTGGGATCATCTTGGTCTCCAAACTGTGGGTTTAGATAAACCCCGTCAATCAAGGCTTCGGCGTCATCGCGGGTCTTGCCGATAGCAGAGGGCACCGCTATTCCGCCGTCGATAATGGCGATCTGCGCCTGTGAGGATTCCGTGCTGTTGTTCGCAACCTGGAAGTTCACAACAGTTATGACCCCCGGCACCGACGCGATACCGGTCACACTTTCTCCGGCAACCGTTCTTCCACTGGGCAACGACGTCAGAGCGGTGACCGTGAGCGGCGAATCGCCCTGGAGATCTTGGAAGTAGCTGGCGACCGACAGGGAAACCTGCTGATTCAATGGAAACAGCAAGTACGGTAGCAATCCGGTCTGTCCCGGCGGCGTGGGCGGGGAATCATTCTCGTAATCCGCAGCCGACCCGATCAGGTTGCCGAGGGAGACGCTATAGACATCCTTCGTGAAGCTCTGGCGCAGTAGAGAATTCGTCGCGAAAATCGCAACGCCTTCCGCAGTAAAGGTCACACCATTGCCTTGGCCGTCCGTGAGATCGGCGATCAGGACATCACCACTGACCACAGGCGTGGAGGATCCGGCGAAGCTCGAACGTCCCCACGTGGCCTTTCCGCCCGAGGTGAAATTCGAATAGCCCGTCGAATCCACCGCGATCGTCAGATGCGTCGAATCCACGACCGTGCAAGGACCCCATGCACCGTTGATCTGCGTCATGCCTCCCACATCGAAGACTTCGACCCAGTCTCCCGAGGTTCGACCATGTGAACCGGAGAATGTGATCTGCGCAGGATTGGCCTTGCTGATCGCGGTGATGGTGTTCAGTACAACGGGAACATACTGCTTACCTGCCGGAGGCGCTTTGAAGACGGCGAGATTCGACACGATCGCCGAATCGCCCGCGCCGCTCGTGACCAACTGATGAACGTCGTGAAACGGAAATGTGAGCCCTGTCGCCGACAAGGATGCGGGAGTCGCGGCCGTGACAGCCTGAGTGAAGTGCGCGACGAATCCCGTTCCAGCCCCTGATTTCAGGTTGGCCGCCGAGGGTGTCGCTGATCCCTTGAGATAGACACCGAGGTGCCAGGTTCCCGTCTGATTGCTGGTAGCGCCGTACGTGTATCCGTCCGTGTTGGCGCTGGTCAGCGAAGGTCCGGAGGTGAATGAAGGAGCCGCACCGGAAGAAGCCACCGCGACATTGAACAGGTTCGAGTAGGCAACGGCACCCGAGGAATTGTTCGCTGCCTGGATTAGGCAGTTGTTGAAGGTTCCGACTGCTCCGGCTCCGGGAGTGCCGGTGAGGGAGTTCGATCCATTGACCGTGACACCATTGGTCGTGATGGCAGTCACCGCCTGAACCGGATAGGGCGTTACCGTATCGCCGTCCGCCCAGGTCAGAGCGGTCTGCAGAAGCGCGGTATTGCCGGAGGCGTAGAGGACGGGGGTCAGGGCGTTGTTGCCGACCTTCACCCACTGCCCGGCCGTCAGAGCCGCAGCCGTTGTGATCTGCGTCGATGCGGAAACGGCCGCTCCGTTGGCGGTGGTGGCAGTTCCTGCGGATCCCAATTGCTTGAGGGTCCCCGTCCAGGGAGCTGTTGCAACGACGCCATTATCGAACTTTGCGGTGAGGTCGATCGCACTGATCGCCGCGCCTTGCGTCCACGACTGGTTCGGGATCGCCGTCCCTGTGAACCAGGTCGCGATCTGCGGATCGCCCACACTCCCGGCGGTGGTGCCCGTATTCGTCAGGTCGAGACTGCCGACCCGATCGGTTTCCGTACCCCCCGTCGTGTTGACGTAATAGTAGTTGCTCAGTCCCAGCGCACGGGGATTGACGAGCCCCAATCCGAGCGCTGCCACCTCGAGGTCTGTCGGGCCCCGAGTCAGTGCAAATGCATGTGCTTCGGTTTGAGTCCCACGTCCTCCCAACTGCAGGGTATTAATGCCAGGCGGATTGACGATGGCCGCTTTGGAACCCTTGTGGGCCCCGGCCTGCCACAGAATCTGGTTGTTGGGGTACGTTAAGAAGGCGCCGACGTACAGGACCCACGCATTGGCACTCGAGGCAGTATCCGCGAGGGCCTGACTGTTCGTCGTAGAATTGGCTTGGACTGCAGCGCCTTTGCCACCAGCTCCCGTAATGTCATGCCCAACCACCGAACGATTGGTGCTCGTCCCATCATTCAGCCCGATGAATGTCGAGGCCTGCTGAGCAACGCTCGTCTCGTAAACCCACACACCCAACGCCACGATGCCCGCAGGAAGACTTCCCGAGCTCTTCATGAACTGGGAGGTGCCTGTGAATAGGCGCGGCATCAGATGATCGTGTACGATCCGCCGGCTGGCGGAGTTCCGACAACGCCATTTCTGGCTTGGATAGCCGCGATCTCGTCAGCGTACTTGTAATACTCCCAGGTCTGATGGTTCCAAGTCAGCATCACCGCGTTGTTCTGCACCGCATTGTCGTATAGCTGCTGGGGCGTATTCCCGGGCTTGATGAGATTGCCGCTCGAATCCTTGGTGTTGCCCAGAAAGGCTTCCTGCACACGATTCATGAGCAGGATGTTCTTGCGGATATCGGCCATGCCTGTCGTGCTCTGATACACGCCCGCCACAAGCTTCTGGAACGTAGTCTGACGCACGAACGGATCCGGACCCCCGTAAATGGCGTGCTTGGGATACTGTGCTTCAATGGTGTTGATCATGTTCGCCATCGTGGGCGCTTCAGTGCTGCCGCCGGGCGGTAAATAGTTCAATGGAACATACAAGGGCGTATTGGACAGGCGGGCAAGCAGACGCAACTGCAGTTCCAGGAACTTCGCGTTGTAGTGAGCGGAGTCGAGAATCGTCTGGCCCGGAGACAGCCCGTTCGGCTGGGTGACGGTATTTCCGTTCGCATCCTTGCTGTCGATGATCGAGATCGCGACCGATTCGTCCATCGTAGAGAAGCCATAGAACAGCGGGTGACTGTTGTAGCGATCACAGATCGCCTGGCACATGTCCCCGAAGGCACTCCACAGATCATCAATATCCCATTTCGGCTGAGTTCGTTTCGCTCCTTGCGCGATACAGGCAATGATCCAGTTGTTATTGACCACATACTGCGGCCAGCTGGCGAGATCGGTGAGACTGAACGTGTTGAAGAAGGTCTGCCAAATCTCGACGATCACGCCGAATTTGTGGCCCGCTGTTGCGCATTTGGCCAACGCGTAATCAATGGCAGCAAATGCCTTCGAGTAATCGCCGCGGGTCGGACCTTCACAGGCGCCCCAGGTGAGACTCATGTAGAAATACTTGCTCAGCGGATTGGCTGACCACAGGGGGAAGTAGTTGTCGAAGTTCGACTTCTCTTGCGCAGCGGCGCCCGTGGCACCAGACCAGAACTGGTTGTCTGTCCACCAACCGTTGCCGACCACGAGCTTAATTTGACCCTGCTGGGCCACTGCCACAGCAGACCAAACCTGCACATCAAACGTAACCGTATCGACGCCATTGGTCGCTGAGACAAACAGGCTCCCTGAGCCGCCGTTGGCGCCCGTGGCAATGGAAATCCCATTTCCGCTCGCATCGATCCGCCAGTTTCCCAGCGATCCGCTGGCCGCATTGATGCTCAGGACCGCCGTGGCGGCGGAACTACCCGTGAGAAACTGGCGATAGTTGAAGTCGAAGGTCTGATTCGATGCAAGCTGAAGAAGATTATAGGCCGCGGCTTTGAAAGCGACCTTGTCGATGCCGAGATTCGACTGACTGATGACCGGCGCATCACCCAACGGATAGCGGCGATCGATGACGCCGGTGGCACTCGGCAGGTCATGGAGAGACCGCAGGGCTAGTGCCATTCGATTGGATCTCCCGCGCCGAGCGCGGATGGGCTGGCGTGAGGCATGAGGGGTCCTGAAATGCAAAACCCCGCTCAAGGCGGGGCTTTAGGTGACTATGTGCAGGCTCGCACACTACATAGTGTTCTGTGACCACGCAATTTTTATTCCCTCCAAACGGTGACCGACTTCACGTCTCGCGTTGGAAAGTCGCTTTCGGAAGGTGGTCGGCTCCATAGAACACTGTTTGGCCGATACATCAATCGGCTGCCATCGGAGGTAATGCAAAACGATCACCAAACGATCGATCTCCTCAAGCTTCATGACGATTCGTTCGACCATTTCGCAGAGCTGATCGACTTCTACCGCCGTGGTGATGCCCAGTCTGGCGGCTGCGCCTAGAATCCCGAATTCGATGACGCGCGCCAGGATTGTGCTAGCCGGAAAACCCGAGAGCGCCATCCTCCCCCACCGCGCCCATGCCTCGAGCGCAACATCAGCCTCTGCTACTACCCCCTCAAGTTTGGGGTGATGTCGCCCGTCATTGGGATTGCGAATCGTCGCGACCCCTACTTCCGGGAGAAACTTCATCCGGTGAACGTGAATCTGGCGCCCGTCGCTGAGCACGACACAATCGGTCTCGAGGGACGCTTTACTCATGCAGTTCTCCGGGCCCCCATCAGCGCCAGCATGTCATCTTCGGTGCGAATCACCTGCAGCGGTGCGCCATGCTCTTTGAGCTTGATCATCAGTTTCACCTGATCGTCGGTGAATTCGTCCTTGGTGCCTTCCCGTTCGGGGTGTTTGATCTCGAGAAGATTCCAGGAGCGGCGGTTCCACAGGATTCCATCGAAGGTGATCTCACCGGAGGGGATCCACAGACCGTTGAGCGCACGAGCGACCTTGATCAGATCAGGCTCGTTCGAATCCCTGCGAGCCGCTCTCACTTCTTTCGCTCCTTCGGCTTGCGTCGGTCCTTCTTCGGTTCGGGATACAGACGGCGCACCGGCATCGTCTGCTCACCTTCGCGGCGTTGCGTCTTGGCTTGCCAGTCGGCCCAGTCATTCACGCCCATCAGAGTCTCGCGTTGTCCGCGCAGATCGCTTGGCAAGTCTCAAGATCGGTCTCGCTGCCTGAGATCTCACCCCACCAGTTGGGAGTGAGCTTGAGGATGCGGTAGCGGGCTGTGGGCGGATTGGCATCGAAGATGGCTTCGTGATCGCCGGGGACGAAGCGCTCGATCCGGTATCGGCCACAGGCGGATTCGTGCGTCCACCGGTCGGTTTGGTTCCATACCAGTTTCGGAGGATCCGACTTTCGCGATCCAGCGTCATGATATTCCTGCTTCAGCAGTGTTGATGTAGTCATTCCAAACCGCCTTCTGGGTTTCGGAAGGAACCTCGCCGTTGCACTCCAAATCGCGCATGTCGGCGGCCCAGTTATTTTTGGCTTCGATGAGTCTTTTTACGTTGGCGACAAACTTCCCATCCGCGTCGAGAAGCTTCTCATCGATGCCTATCTGCCGAAGATCCTCGATGCGCGCAGTCAGAAGCTTGTAACTCGCCGGTCGACCGTATCGGGCTGACCGCTGGCAGACCTTGCGAATCATGTGCCCAAGTAGATGGCGATTTGCAGCCATGTCCCACTTGTTCCATTCGACTTCATCAGGCTTCGGTAGAGCGATTGGCCGGGGCTCGCCTTCATCAAACTCGTCGCCACCTATTGCACGGCAGAGTTTCGTGAACTCCGGAAGCGAGGGAACATGCGGTTTACCGCTGTAGGCGAGGCGACGAATCCCGCGATCGATTTGCAAGTCGTTGAGCCGCGCCAACATCCCCACCCACTCCGGGGGAGGCTTCGGGCCGAACTTACGCTCGACGGCATCGCCGCCAAACATTCCGACCAGGCGACGCCAAACTTCACTGGCGCGCGATTGCAAAGGGGATGGTTCCATCGTCGTGTTCGATCACTCGTGAATTGTCGGGGCCTTCGAGGGTTCGCAGGATTCGCTCGCTCGCGGATTCCGCTCGAGGTGGAGGTTTCCACGGCAGCAGGAATGGCTTGCTCGGCCCGAGGAACCGCGAGGCCTGTTGGATGTACTCGGTGCCGACCTTCCCGGCCGCTTCCGAATGCGCAGCGTATCGACGGGCACCTGCGATGAACTCCGCAGGGGTATGACCTTCGGCCATCCGCGCCCTTGCCGCGCTCAGCCCTCCCCTCCAATTCGGGTCTCCGTTGCGTTCGGGATACGCGAGTTTGAAATCGAGGAACCAATCCGGGACTTCCGCTCCACGTGAAACCTTCCGTCCCTTGGTGTCGGCGGGCGCCTTGTGCGCGCGTTGACGGTTACTTGGAGGTTCAACTGATGGTTCTATGATGGTTATGGGTGACCCAGGGTCAGGGGTGCCCTGACTGTGGGTCAGGGGCGGGGGTGACTGTGGGTCAGGGGTGCCCTGACTGTGGGTCAGGGGCGGGGGTGACTGTGGGTCAGGGGTGCCCTGACCGTCAGTCAGGGGTGACTTTAAGTCGGGGGTGCTTTCTAGTCGGGGGTGAACGGTGTAGGTGTTGCTTCGTCCGGGACGTTCATGACGAGTGATGTGACCACTCTTCTCAAGTCGCTCCATCACCCGGGAAACTGATCTCGGAGAAGAGTGGTCAC